CGCGAACTTTGATACCAGTTGTTTTTGTTGGTTCGTTACCAGCAGATTTGCTGATAGCGCCAATGCTCACATCGTAAGTATCAAGCTTACTGCGGTTAGGTTCTTTGCCGGGGTTAGTAGAAGCCTTGACTTCCTTGCCAGACATAGTGTGTGGCTTGGCATAGACTTTGGCATCGCCAACTTCTTTACCCATCATCTTCTTGCTAAATGTGGCCATTACTTGCTCCCAGATTTCTGGTTATTTGCACGAGATAGATTACGACCCATCATCTTGCGATCCATACTGGTAGGGCCGCCTTTTTTAAGCTTGGTCATAGGCTTGCCGGGATGCATAGCTTTTTCGTGCTTGTGCACGGCTCCAGCCATCATCTTCTTGTCTTGTTTTAAATCCGCTTTATCCATTTTAAGCTCCTTAAGATACCGTTACTGTACCAACAAATGTCGTTGCCACCAAGTAGTTTGGTGTCAAGTCCGCATCAAAATTACTAGCCCCGCCAACCGGATACCAGCCCCACTGTATGTCTCGTGAACCACCAGACAAATTACCATTCACGTTGACACCAGAAGTGACATACGTTGTATCTCTACGCGGATTGCGTAAAGCTTGTGGATCATCTACTGGAAATGTTCCCAGCATCAACTGAGGCTGATCAGGATCCCAGCACTCAGGACAAACCAACAACTGATACTGACGCTGCTTAATAATTTCTGTCTTAAGCGTTTTTAACTTGTACTGCTGTCCACAGCGATCACATTCAGCAATCGCTATCTTGCCGGATGCGAACCGATTACCCATTAGTAACCCCCACCGCTACCAATAAACATCTGACGAGGAACAAACCTGATAGCCGCTTTTTCTCGGTCTTCACCTGCGGCTATGTCAAACGTCTCATCATAAATTTGCTTAAGCATCTGAATACGTGGCATCAACTCAGGGACTTTGACAGCAATGTGGTACGCCAAACCTGCTGTAAGAGCAGGTAGGAAGCGGAAGTTCATATCTGCTGTAGCTGAACCCGCCCCAGCATCTTGCACTCTACGCAGTCTCCAATACACAAACTGATATGTAGTGGAGTTATCAGGTGTGGGCCACACGGTCACAGCTGGTAGTTGAGGAACAAACACCGCAGTGCCATCAGCTTGCGCGGCGGCTGTTGTATTATTCTGTCCACGGAATACACCACCTAGGGTATTTCCTGATACATAAGTGTAGTAAATATCTTCTGAGCCAAGACGGATAAATCCTGAACCAGCTAGTCCAACCACCGTGTCAAGCGTGATCGTGGTGTCCGTGGAGGTGAGGGCTCCGCTAAGAACCGAATCCGTTGGATTAACTTCTCCAGAAAGCCTTTGAACCCAGACTTGGATGGGACGGGCTTGTTGGAGCTTATTGGGAATCGTAGCATAAGTAGAAACACTGATACGTGTAATGGTCAAATCAGCTTGGGTAGACGCAGTGTTTTGACCTGTACGAATAACCTGTTCAAGCAAATCAATAGTGTCTGTTGGCAAAGCATACGTTGCTAAGCCGGGAGTCAGAGTAATAACACCCTGCTCCATTGTCCACATGTTGATACCTTTGTTTTGCCACTCAATAGTCATTAGGTTCATGGAACGACGTGCTGTACGCAAGTCGTAGCCAGAACGCATCTCCCGACCCGCACGCTCCCACGCTTCCTCGGCAATCTCCGTGAAGTCCATGTTAAAGAGTGTGGTTCCGGTAGTGGTCATCTAAAGCCTGCCGTTTTCTTTGCAATATTTTTTGGTTGAGCTACAAACTGTTTGCCAGCAGCTTTACCCGCTCGTTTGGCTTTGGTCGTAGCTGCGTATTCTGCTGGGGACAAGGACTTAATTGCTTTCTCAGGTAAATATCTCTCACCCGTCTTGCTAGACGGTTTACCAGACTTAGTGCGCCATTTCTGATCGCCCCAGTCTTTAAGAGATTTCTGAGGAGCTTTCAATCTCTGTAACCCCCACCGGCTTCTTTGTACTTCTTGGCAACAAGTTGAGCTTTACGGGCAGACCACTGACCTGCGCCAGTACCATGCGTTGCTGCGGCTTTTACTTGAGACACAATTCGCTTACGCAAATCTGGCTTTGTGTAGTTACCAGCGGCATTGACTTTACCGCCTTCAGCATACTGCGTAAAGTTAGTATCATCCCGGCGAGCTTTTTTCACGCCTTTGGGCATCTTGGAAGGCATAATGTCACCCATGCCGCGACTGGCCATCATGATTTAACAGGCTCCGCCGTAACTCATCTTGACCATAGTACCTTTGGTCTTGCCACGTTTAGCAATACCATCAGCACGAGAAGAAGCTGAGCCGCCTTTAGCGTAGCCCATACCTTTGATCTTTTGACGATCTTTCTCGTCCTTAACATCAGTTTTAGCCTCTTCCATTTTTGCCCGAGTCTCTGGATAAACAACATCTTCCAAAGAGCCGGGTGTACGGCGAGGTTTATACATCTTTGCTGCTTCAGGGGTCATTGGCATAATAGCCTCCTTAAATTAGCACTTACCGCCACGCTTCATGGTTTTTACACCAATGCCGTTGGGTACGCCAGAACCAGCCATTTTGACTTGTGTACCTTTGGTTTTGCCTTTAGAAGCAACACCATCACGGCTAGGAGCCGCTGTCTTTACACTGCCCATCGCTGTAGGTTTAACGGAACCACCCATTGCCATCTTTTTCATATCGCCACCTTGTTTAAAAGTTTTGCCTTTATCGGCATTGTTGAACTCTTTGCCCACGGATTGTGGGACTCCCGCTTTCTTAGCAAACGATGGCGAATGTGCAATCGCAGCCATGAAATTGTGTTGAGCTTTACTCTTGCTTGGCATTATCGCCCCGCTTGAATAAGCTGGTCAATCTTTGCTTCAAGTTTGTTAAAGCGTTGGTCAATGTGGTTCGTAATGCGATCCACTTCTGCTTGAGTAACGTTATCACGGGCAACCTCCTCGCGTGTTTTGTTTAAGAGAATGCTTATACGAGCAAGCTCCCTGAACTTTTCGTTCATCATGTAGCCTAGCAATCCAATCACTAAAGATAGGATTGCTGACCAAGCGGTGTTTAAATCTAACATTTCCAAGCTCTAAGAGATTTGTTGATGCGTGAGTCTGGATCTTTGGCGGTTTTGGCGGATGTTAATTTTTTCTTCATCCCTTCCATCCTCGCACAGAAAGAGTCTCGCCGGGAGCCGCCTTCGGGCTGGGGCGGTTTCAAATTCATGCCTTGCTTTTTCGCGGAGGCGCGACCCTTCGCATTCAAGCCACCCTTTGGATTCTTGCCTTCTTTTCTCTGCCATGCTGGTGATTTAGCCATTTACGACTTTCAGTTTATGGTGATAAATGTTTTCAAGTAAAGGCATTACAACTTCTTCACGGAAGTTGCGCTCAAATATTTCTTGACCTACATGGGGAAGACTAATGTCTACGTCTAGGTAGACTGTAAATCCCATCTCAGTTGCACGATCACAGAACAAATAATCTTCGCCAACATACTTGCCATCACGGATAGCAAAGTCAAACACCGCTGACATCTTTTCTGTTGGGGACTTCTCATAAGTCCATTCTGGATGATTAAAAATCATTTGCTCAATGACATGACGCTGAATCAGCATAAACCCTGTAGGCGCACGTTTTAAACGCATCAAAGAGCCTTTAAACTCTAGGTCGCCCTTTTCGTCGTAGTACACGTCAGCAAAGAATTTAGCATCTTTGGCTCTACGTGGGTACGCGCCAGCGGTTATATCCATGCCGCCACTTTGAGCCATTAAACGCAGGATGTCGTCTGGAGAGACGATTACATCAGCATCAATAAACAGAAGCTCTGTGCAATCTGTCTTTAAGAATTCGTGTACTAGGGCGTTGCGAGCCATAGTAATGATTGAGCAGTTGGACAAATCAGACAACGTGACGGACACACCAAGACTCATTGCCTTGGGCATTAACTGCGCTAGTGCAAATGCGGTCTTGATGTTCAGCTTGCCGTCATAAGCTGGGATGCCTATGAACAGCTTGCGCCCTGTCAGTGTTGCCTGTTTTGTTTCAGCCATAGAACACCGAGAGGCTGGTTAACGAGCCAACGCTCAACGTCAAATACAGTCCCGTAGAAGCCAAAATACCTTCGCCGGGAACAAGAATATACGTAGAGTTAGCTACGGTTTGACTTGTAATGTCCATTGTGAACAAAACTGCGCCCGAGGCGCTACCGTCACGAATTTCAAATGTGCAGGCGGTACTTATAGCGGGTGTAACAATAAAACCTTTTAGCCGTGTACGACCTGCGTAAAACGACCCAGCAGTACTGCGGTGCGTTGATTTAACATCAGTTTGCATTGACATAATTAATCTCCTTGTAAACGGGGGCCGAAGCCCCCTAGATCAATTAAGCAGATGCTGGGAATTGTGAGCCGTTAGAGTCAGCAACCACGTACATGATTGTGTACTGCACAGTACCAGCAGTTACTGCCGCAACAGTTGGAGTCATTGTGGCAACAATCTTCACGTCTGTTGGGCCAACGCCAATACCATTAGGAGAAGCTGTAGAAGCCGCTCCGCACCATGCACCCAATTTAGCAGAGGCATTGCTGATAGCGGCGCGGCCAAGAGCGGTAACGTCTGTAGCGGCCCAGTACAAGGCGGCTGTTGTGCCATCACCAATGCTCACGTTTGCGGCTGTAGAGCCTGTAAACGCAACGGTGGTGTCAATGAAAATGTCAACGATTTGAGCGCCAGCAGGCAACACGCAGATGGTGTCAGTAGTCGCAGAAGCGGCTTGGCCTGTGTAGTTCTTTTTAAATGTTTGAGTAACAACGGTTGCACCGCAGTTCTCAATAGTACCGACAGTAGTGCCAGTTGTGTTACGGACAGTGCCCAAGAGCCAAGGGCCAAGGTGAGTTGCGAATCCCATGATATTTCCTTCATGCAGTTAAAGGTGTATCAATCTTGCATGATGTCTGCCGGGACAGTTTGATACACCGGAAAGCCCGGATTAAGAACAATATACACTAAAAGAAAAAGGGGCACAAGGCCCCTTTTTCAATTTCATCAGGACGAACCGGGTGAACCAAAGATACCCAGTGGGTCTGACACGCCGAAGCTGTAACGCTCACGGGCTTTGTAACGCACGTTACCTGTGTCAAAGTCGCCATCCATGCTGTTAGACAAGGGTGAACGAACAAAGTGCTTCAGGCCGTTAGGTACGTCTGTTGTCAAGAACCAAGCATTGGTGTCGGTCAAATAGTGGTTAACAGTGTAACCTTCAGAGATCGAACCGTTGTTCTTCAATGCATTGATATCGTTGTCAGTTGTACCGACGCGGAGTTCGGTTTCCAACAAACGAGTTGCAACGAATTGCAGTGCTGGGGGGATGATAAGCTTGCGAGGCTTAGCAGCGATCAACAAACCGCGCTCGTCTGTCCAAGCAGCGATCTGAATAACAGCGTTTTCCAACGATGTTTCATTCAAGTCAGCGCCTGTTGTAGGACGGTTGCTGTTAGTGCCACCAGAGACAAGTGGGTGGGCTGTAGAACACAGAACCACGCCGTCGCCGTATGTTGGGCCGCCAGTGAAGGCGTTGTTCAACACATAAGCAGCTTTAACTTGCTTGGTGTAAGCCATACCACGGGCCAAAGCCTTGGTGTAGCGTGAAGACAAGCTGTCGTACAAGTTATCTTCCACAGCTTCCTCTGTGATGGAAAAGCCCATCGCAATGGTTTCGTGGGTGTAACGTGCAGTCCATGCCTCTTGCGCATTGTCGTACTGAATGGCGGAGCCTTCATTCTTGACAGGTGCAGCAGAGAAGCCAGAAAGCTTTGTCTCTTCTTCGAAGCTACGCTCTGATGTCTCAGTTTCGTAGATCTCTTTGTGCTCTTCGCCGTATTTAGCGTATTCCAGACCGAACAATGCGTTCAGACCGGGGAGCAACTCTTTAAGTAGTTGTGCGCGTGAAATAGCCATTTTAAGTTACTCCTTAAATACCGGTTGTACTGTTGTACTGCGCGGTGTTGAACTTAACGAGGAACTCGTAATAGGTCGTGGCGGCTACGCTGGCAGAACCAGTCGCAGTATCGGGCACAACGTCAACAACACGAACGGGGAGTGTATTAGTAGTGTTGGCGGAAGAACCGTCAATACCGTAATACGAATCACCAGTGGTGGTAGAACCAACGTTGGCGACCAAAGCTACGTTAGAACCAACAATCGCACGGCTATAAGCTGGGGGAGTGGTGGAACCAACGACAGTAGCGCAAACACGGAACACAGCACTAGGATCATCCACAACAAAGGCAAAAGCCATGTTTGTTGAAGTTGACGTAGAAGCTGGGTAAGCTTGCGAAAACGTAGGTTGACTCAACGAATTGATGTAAGAACATCCAACCAACACACCAATGATGCTACCTGAGTCGGTAGTACTAGCAGCCACAATGTAGCCGTTAGTGTCCACCTTGACGGTGTCACCGTTCAGGATCGCTGTTGCGTAGGAAGGGGCGATTGGGATTTGACGGATCGCTCCGGCGTAGGGTAGACCATCCAGTCGATTGACTGGCTTGAAACCATACGTCTTGTCAATGGTAGGATATGCCATCGTTAGACTCCAAAATTAAGACCCAGAACCGAAAACTGAACCCTTAGTCACTGTCGTGCGTTTATCGCTAAACAGGGGCATACGAGCGTCGCTTTCGCGCATGAAGCTGTTATCTACTGACTGCATTTGCGCATCGGAGAGTTTCCGATAGTGTGCATCGCGTTGTTCAATAAATTCAACAGGTGTTTTACAAAGGATAAGTCCACCGACTTCAATCGCATCTTTAAACCGAGAATTTGGATCGGCAAATGTATGCGCTTCAGGGTGATCAGAAGCCTTTACGGGCTCCCATCCTTCGCGAAGTTTTGCGGAAACATTTCTAGCGTCACCCACACCACCCATGCTGGTGCGAATCCATCTCATAGCGTAACCAGGTTCCTCATCCACTTCTGGAAGAAGTTGAGGCGGAGTCCACTTTGCAGCAGGTCTGCTCTCTTTTTCACGAGTCTCAAGTTCACGTTTCAATCGATTTTGTTCAGCCATTTTTATTTCCTCATTTCTTTCGCTACCTCACGAGCATAGCTCTCCAAGGAGATGCCAAGCCGTTTGGCTAGTTGTACCTGCGTTGCATTCAGCACGATTTTCTTAGGTGCAGTGCTGCGCGTTGCTGGTGCAACAACATTTGCTTTTGGCGAGCGCTGAGATGTTTGTGCATCAGCGTAGTCCTCAGAGGCAAACCTCTCTGGGAACACTTGGCGAATCCTGCCGTTGAGCTTCCGGTAATACTCATCCGACTTAGGATCAACACCATCCTCTACGACCAGCTTCTCATGCAACGCAAGCGCATAGCCGGTCATTTCACGGTCTTTCCCAAACCAGCCATTCCGGGCTTGCCAGTCGGCTGCTTTAGGATCAACCGCGTTTGCTTGCGCGATTTGTTGAGTTTGTACATCAGATTTATTATCTTGTAAAGGGGCGGGTTTAAAATTATTTACTCGCTCCGATTTGATCTTGGCGGAGGTTAGTTTGTCCTGCGCTGCAACCAAAGCATCTGAGTCCCCAGCCTCATAAGCATTCTTGTAGTCTCGTTTAGCCTCTTCTACCTCTGCTGAAACAGTCCGTTTGGCCTGCTCCAATAAGGCTTCTTGGCTAGTACTGAGCGTACCTTTAAGCTTCTTATTCTCTTCAACAACAGACTGCGCCAGACGCAAAGCTTCTTCTTTTTCACGATAAGCTGCTTCTTTGGCTCGTCTTTCGTCGTGATACCCGCGACCTAATTTAGATAGTCGCTCCTTGAGTTTGACATCAGTATATTTGTCAAGTTCCTCATCGGTGACTTCTTCAGGTGGTGTATCTAGTGGTTCACCACGGTTTCTGTCTGCGGGTGGCGTATCGTCAACAATCTCAATGTCAAACTCGTCATCTTTAGACTTTAGAGAACGATTAGCCTTTTTCTCGGCTTCTTCTATCTCATCTGGGAAGTGATATTCTGTTTTTTCAAAATTAGCCATGATTTCTCCTTATGGGCGTTGAATACCGCGAGGGTCTTGAACAACTGCTTGGATAGAGTCATCATTGATCAAACGCCACTCTGTACCATGTATTTTCATACGGGTGCCAGTATTGGGGCGGGTGATAATGAAATCTCCAACTTGGCACGCAGGCCCGGAAGGAAACCTCTTTTCATCTTTAAATGCATCTGGCCCTATTTTGGCTACGAATAACACGGGGGAAAGAAGCTCCTCGTGGTACATGGCAGTAGCGGATTTAAGGATGCCGGATTCACTAAATTCTTCTTCTGCTTTGGGAAGCATGCAAAGAATATGAAAAGTAGCAGGATCAGGAACCTGCTTAGCTTTCTCTTCAGCCGTCGCGGGAAGTACAGTGGCTGTGGCACCGTCTTGGCTTACGAGTATTTCACTCATCGTTTAGTCTTTCTATACGTTGTTTGAGGTCTTGAAGGTTGTAATTGGCATGGTCAAGACCTCTAATAACCCCTACCAATTCTCGATACTCTGCGTAGTCTTTGACTCCGCCAGTAGCAAGTTTGTCTATCGCCTGTTGGCGAAATTCGTCATTCTGCTTCTTAAGCAGTTCTATCTCGTTCATCTAACACCTCCCGGTTTCGGTTGTGGTTTAACGATGTTCTTAACCATGTCAGCCTTAAGCTTCTGAGTAGTCTGACGCTCTTGTGAGGTCACACGTTGCTGCTCTTTCTGCATGTCCATCATGATGCGTTGAGCCTCAAGCTTGAGTTTCTCTTGAGCCAACTGGATGTCAGCCTGAGTCTTCTGCGCACGGGTCTGTGCTTCTTGTGCCTTGATCTGGAGTTCAGCCTGCTGCATCTGGATGAGGGGATCTTGCTGCATCTGCTGGTTCTTCTTCTCTTGCATCTGAGCCATGTTCTGCTGGAGCAACTGTACTGATGCCTGCGCCACAAGCTGAGACAACTGAACCTCAACTTCTTCAGGAAGTTTCTCGTTGGGTGGTGGGAGGGGTACGCCCAACTGCTCTTCAATCTTACGGCGATACGCAAACGCCAAGTGTTCAGCAATGTGAGCCATGATTGCCCCCATCATCTGCTGAGCCGCAGGGTTCTGCCCCATCGTCTGCATGATCATTGGATCCTGCATGAACGTTGTATGAGCCGCGATGTGTGCGTCATGATCCTGATAGATAAACGCTTTCGTAGGTTCTCCTCGCAAGAACGCCATGTTCTCACTGATCGGATCACGCGGTGTCATGTCGTCATCAATCGGCACAAGCTTCTCAGCATTCTTCACACCCAGCACTTCAATCATTTGCCTATGCAAAATTGGAAGGTCGTAAATCTGAGGTGCTTGAGCCGCCAACTGCATTACAGCCTGATACTGCATGATGCGTTGAGCCATCGTAGAGCTATTGGGATCACTGACAGGTATAACTTCAACCATGTCGTAATCAGCCTGCATCGCGGCAGGATCACCCGCTACTGGGTCGTAGTCGTAGCTCGCGGGCGCGTGATCTCTAATAATGTTCTTAAGGAGCTTGAACTCCTCTTTCATCGAGTTGTGAACACGGGCTTGCACCGCACCCATGATCTTAAGCTGCCGCTCCAAGAGAGCAAGCGTTGTACCCACAGGAGCCTGCGCACTCATGTCACTGACCTTCATGTCAGCAATAGAGCCAAGGCGACGACCTTCTTCTGTGATCTGGTTCAGCAGTGCTGCCAACACCTGTGACGGCTCCTTGTACGGGAGCATCATGATGTTGTCTTTGATCGAGCCGCTTGGTACGTCTACATCTCTAAACTCGCCCGGTGCAATCGGTGTATCGTCACCCTTAACACGCAGACCGCGAGACTTCATGCCCCCCGGTAAATTACTAAGAGTACCTGCATCAATAAGTTGCCTGATAAGAGAAGTGCCAGCGCGAGCGTAACCACCAATAATATGGATGAGACCCATGCCATAAGCTCCAAAGCCCGGTACGTAATCGTACTGAACCAAGTGCTGACGTTTCGCATAAGTCTCATCATCCTCTTCCCAGTTACGGTAGATAGCTAAAACTTTATTTGTGCCACGATCAATCGCAATGATGTAAGGCAGGGCAATGTCATCTTCCTGCTCATAACCTTTCAAGTTCCAATCGACTTGAATCTCAGCGATCTGATAGCGGTCATCCTCATTGACTGAATAGCCCTGCTCTTCAGCCTTTTTCTTCTCGACATCAGTATGAATCTGAACAGGCTCGCCCAAATCAACATCACGATAAAAACCATTGACCTGTAGCTTTTTTACATCATTCTTTGTCTTACGCATCAAGTGCGTCACACGCTCAGCAGTTCTTGCTCCGCTTGAGCCATAGGGGATGATCACATCTTCAGCAGGAACAAACAAAGACACCTGCCTTCTCAGACCCGGGTCGTAGTACACTTTCTTAAAGGCTGAACCAGCAAGTCCCAAGTTAAACAGCATGCGTTCATGCTCTGGTCTGTACTCGGGCATCTGCTCGGTGAGGCGATAGTTCATATCCTCCCGAACCCGGTTTGCCGCCTCTTCTTTAAGGCGATCAATTGCGCCGATAATTTCCGTTTTGACTGGGCCTTGAGCAGGAAACGTTTCAGTGATAGTTTCGCTCTGGAAGCGGATTGCGGCCTCAGTAAGAACGGTTGAAAATACTCCACAAGCCCCATTCCAAGGTTCCGTTCTTTCCTCATACTTCATCCCTAATACTTCAAGACCTTTGACATAGGTCTCAGTCCAATCTTTACGAGAGTTAATGTCGGCATCAACATACTCCATCAGTTCAGACGCAAGAGCACCCAACTCACTGTCGTCCATGTCTTCAGCCAAGTTCTTACTAAAGTCATCACTGACTTCTTTGCCCGGCTCAAGCGTAATCTCCATAGAGCCATCAGCCAAAGTTACCGAGTCAGGGTTCTCAATCTCAATCTCAAGTGCAGGCTCCTCCATACCCAGTAATTCTGGGAGTCCGCCGTCAGCGGGGTAAAGAGCTTTGTCAATGTTGCTGGTAGCCATATCTGTCCTCAGTAGTACGCCGCTGTTCTACGGCGAAAGTATTTAATTTCTTCAGGCTCATCAGTCGGCAACCGTATGAACCCGCCTTGTCTAAACCGCATTAACGCCTGAGTTGTTGAGTCAACCAAGTCATCATTAGTGCCAGATGGAAAGTCATTGCATTCCTCAATAACTTCTTTTGCCCATCTTCGGTCAGGTGCCCATACTATGCCAGACGCTAGTAGATCTGACACAGCATTCACACGCGATATTTTGTCCTGTCCTTTGCCCGGAGTAAACTCCCCCACGGGAACACCCATGCGACGAAGCTCCTGATAAAGCGCTGCTCCGTTGGATTTCTTCTCCACAACAAACGCATCAGGCTCCCATTCCTTAAATTCTTCAAGCACAAGCTTCTTCAAATCAGGGAACTCCATCCTCTTCTTGATTGCATTAAGTAAGATGATGTTGTAGTTGTTTGTCTCTTCGTTGAAGAACACACCCCACGTCGTCAGTGCGTTGTAGTCAGCCCTGTTGTTGGTCTCCTGCGCCGCATCAAGACTCATGATGGTGAACTCGCAGTTGGGCGGATCATCCTTCTCCCATATCTGCCACCATTCTCTCTTTAGTAAAGCGCCCTCTTCCGAGACAGGATTCTGCATGTACTGGGCTTGCCAGTAGCGGGGATCCATACCTGCTTTTTTACCCAGTAGTTCTTCGAGCGACCAGAAGTCCCCCCATAGCGGCTTCTCATTGAGGATGGCAGGGAACTCGACAATCTCCCATTGATCTACATCTTCCTCTTTGCCCATCTGGTTGACAATCATCCCTGTCAAGTCAAGCTTACTCCAGCGAGTCATCACGATAATGATAGAGCCACCCGGCATAAGACGCTGGAGAGGGCCAGACTGAAACCACTCCCAAGCAGGAAGGAAAACGTCCGGTCTCCCAGTCTTAGCATCTTGTTCCGAATGAGGGTCGTCAATAATAAATAAATCAGCGCCACGACCAGCAAGAGCACCTCCGACACCAATAGCAAAGTATTCTCCTTGGAAATTAGTGCCCCAACGCGAGGCTGACTTGGAATCTGACTGCAATTCGACTTGCGGAAAGATGTCTTTATAGGGATCAGAACCCACCAAATTACGCACTCTACGGCCAAAATTGACCGCCAAATCCGCTGTGTGAGAGGCCATAATGACCTTTTTATGAGGGTATTTACCTAGAAACCATGCCGGAGCAAGGTAAGAAATCATCTCAGACTTACCATGACGGGGGGCAATATTGACAATTACACGCCTTTTCTTGCCATTTGCGATGTCTTCAAAGATTTTGGCCAGTCTTCTATGGTGTGGGCCTACTTTATAGCCCGGATATACGTGGTCAATGAAGGTAAGGAAGTCATTTTTACCCACATCTTGTACAGATTCACTGTCGTAAATCTTTAAAAGCTCCAAATTACGACGTTTATCCTCTTCCGCCATGAATGGCAGGGCATCTCGGATGAGTTTTATCTGTTCAGGCGTTATTTTCATTGGTTACAACCTTGGCCTGAACGTCAATTGTGCGTTTTTCCAGTCTTTGTAAAGTCGCAAGCAGTTCGTTTTCCACTTCTTCAATGGATTGGTGCTTAATTGTGACTTCTGAGCGCTTTTTAAACGCATCAACGCCATCTACTTCTCCTAAAGCCTTCACCGCAGCAATCCTGTACTTGGGATCTGGGTTGTCAGTGTCTTGTAAGAGTTTGTTTACGACGTACTTTTTCAAATCTGCAAGTTCCCGTACAACCATATAGTCATACTGAGCCACCATGCCTGCTAAATAGGCAATCGTCTCATTGGGATACTGCGCCAGATTCATGTCTGTCTTGTTCGCAATGACCTGTTCGGCTAATTGCATAGCCTGACCACGGTGTTCTTGTGTTGGGGCAAGGGGTTGCCCTGTTATGTCCGACAACATCTTGGCTGTTCTAGCCATCATGTCTAACTCTTCCTTTGGGGAAAGCTCGGGCATAGCCTCAGTAGCCGAGGCTGGCAATGGTACGTTCTCTTCAACGTCTGGTATGTTTTCTAGCATAGGAGGAAAGTGGCACTCCGTTAAATGGTGTTGGGTTGGCTGCTCGTCCGCAAGCTTAAAAAGCCTTTGCACAGTTACCCCAACGGGAATAAATATACCACATATTTGTAAAGGGTGGTAGGAATCCTATAGGGGGGTGTTTCCTGTAAAAACTTGACAAGCAACAGTGCGGAGAAAAGGAAGGGGTGGGGGGTGTCTGAAAGACTGGGAAAATGTGTGGTGATTTGTGCAAGTCTTAGTGTATAGGGGGCGATGGAACCAGCTCGCAAGATTGGGGGGGCCGGTATAGGTGGGGTCAAGCCGTCAGGATTTGCAAATGCCGTACCCCATCAGCTATAACTATATCAATGCAGAGCAATAGTGCAATGCAGATTAGGAGAATCGAATGATCAAGTCATTGTGGGTTTGGTTGTCGCACTACAAGGTTGTAGTGCAGTGGGAAGATAAGCTCTTCGTTCATTATGCATACACGATGAATGAGGCGCTGACGTGGGCTAAGCAGTATCGGCTCGCTAACACGACGGTGCTGATTGGCATCAGAGGCAGACTGGTCGCGGCTCGCGGCGAGTGGTAACACGAGGGGCTTCGGCCCCTCTTCTTTATAGGAGAACGATATGACAGTAGGACAAGACAATGTCTGGAGAGTGTGGGTTCGTCATGCAACATACGAAGCCGCAAAGGAGAAGCGCCCATTCAGTCTGCTTCAGAACCATCGGATGTTCAGGATGATGGTCAACAATCAAGTGATGCGTGCAATCTTTTGCGCCAAGTTTGATGACATACCGTTTAGCAAGTTGCCTAGCGACTACTTCAAGCGGTGACAGAGGAGGCTTCGGCCTCCTCTTTTTTTTGTGCCCCGAGAATTGATACCAGTTATTTGTCGCCGCGCGAAGGCGTGTGCGTGCCTGACCTCTAGGTTATAAATTCACCATGCCGTGAAAATTTGCTTTATCAAGGGTGCATCAGGTATAACTTATACATCAGACAGACAATTCGGTTTGCCTGATATTTTGTAAATTGCTTTTTTATAGGAGACTTAAATGTCAAAAGCAAAATCTGTAGTTGAATCCGCTGAAATTGTCATCAATACTTTCAAGGATGCGGGTTATCAGTCTGCCCTTTCGGGTGAGCGCATGACAAATGTGGCGTCATTCGTGATCAGCAAATGCCCTGATTTTCTGAATTCGTATTCTGACGAAGTTGGTGCAGAATTGAAATCAGGATGGGCGCTTCGTTGGCAAGAGTTGCACCCTGCTGTAACTTACTCTGACGAATGGGTGCCGAATGACAAGGGCATGCATAGTGTCAGTCTGGCATATTGCTTGTCCTACAGTCAGCAAGCCTTCGGTCAGATCAAGACTGATAACCCAGTCAAGCATGGCGTGATCAAGGGCATACGCGACGATTTCAGCAAGTATGTCAGCAACCGAATGTCAGACTTGAAACGCGCAGTGCGTAAAGAGTTGGACAAGGGAAAGGTCAGAGAGCGCATCCAAGCGAAGGTTTGGACAGACTTCGAGAAAGATACTTTCGACACAATGAAAGCCCGATGCAAGACTGCACTGGCGCGCAATGACGCCACTGCACCAACCGAAGTGAAACTGCGAATGGCAATCGATGCCTTCAAGACTGCGCTAAGCAAGTAACTTAGCAAGCCAACCCGCCAGATCGAAAGGTCTGGCGGGTTTTTTTTCGTCTCGACCCTACGAGACCAGTTACTTGTCGTCGCGTGTGTGAGCGAGCGTGTGCGTGGGCAAGGCTCTAACTTAGTCGTTCAGGGGTTAGTGAAATTATTCCAATGTTCCAATGTAATTCCAACACAACTGGAACTGAGCTGGAACATTGGAATTCCAAATCTGAAACTAGGGTTACTACCTAGAAATTCCACTTATTTGTAAAGTCGTTCCAAAATTGGAATCGAAATTGGAACTTTGCTAAGTTGTTGTTTTATAAAGAGAATTTCGTGTATAACCTGTGGATATCTTGTGGATATTCCAAAATTCCAGTTTCTGCGGAGGAGAGCCAACACCTTAGAGTTATTCACGTTCGCTTCTCTTTGCCAGCTAGTGCAAGGCAACGCTTGTTTTAACTTAACTAAATCATTTTTCTTGCAAAATCAAACCTCCTCGTTCTTTCCACATCGCCTTGGAATTTTGGAATTTTGGAATTTGCACTTTTTACATCAGCACTCTTTTTTAAAAAAGAATACTATTATATCTATATATATACTATATAAGTATAGTTAGCCCTGTGAAACCTATCCCAAATAAATTCCAACCATTTTCCAAATTCCAACGCCACTTTACAAAAGCCCATTTAAATTCCAAAAACCTCACATCAAAATAGTTGACCTCAACACTTCTTGTAATCAGGTATACATGTTATAATGGAAGTTCGGTGGGTGATTAGACTCATCGAACCCCTGTTTAGTCATTCAGGGGGTAGTGAAAAAATTCTAGGAGAAAGCAATGAAAGTTCACTTTTTGGTCAATCCCACAAATCGGGAGCAACACCAATACCTACCCCGCAAGATGCGTAAAGCATTGCGCGTTACAACCCCTCGGACTGTGCGACAGTCTGCCACGCAACTAGACGCTGACAAGGTGGTGAGCGATTGGTTAGCGATTCACGACCCGCTGAATGACAGAGACTATCTCTGCACAAACACAACTGACCCCGCATTCGACTTTGATGAGTTCAAAGACATCGACAACGAGTACGAGGGTTTAACCATAGTCAGCATGGGCAAAGACACAAGACGCTGGCTCAAAGGCTACAACATCCTGTAAACAATTAACAATGGAGAGAATGATGAAAGTTATCAGAACAACCGAGGGTTACATGATTGAACTTGCCAATGGAGACTATCTCCACGATGAGCATGGCGACAACCTGTGGGAGACAAGATCAGAAGCAGACAGAGTTGTTGTCATGGCGCTTGGCAATGATCTTGTTATCACAGTCCGCGTAATGGATGTATATGGGAAACGAGTGGTCTATCCCGTGTGCGACAAGGCAAAGGTGTTTGCAGATATTGCGGATACCAAGACTTTGACTGAGCCAAATCTCAGGCGTATTCAGAAGCTCGGGTATGGGATTCGTGTGATGCCACAAGAGCCTTTAACACTAGACCTATGACTCAACAAAGTTGGGGTATATCCCTATGTTTATTTGTAAAGTTATGGTATAATGTAATTTGAGTGGGGAAGTTCCCTGCTCAATAGTCTAAGTTAGTGATTCACCGATGGGTGAAATTTACAGTAAGGAATCAGTTATGGGACAGTTCAAACAAATCCATGCGATCTTGCAAGAGATTGCCAACGATGCCAATGTGCATCCCTCTGTGCGCGAAGCAATGCGCAACACAATACAGTCTCAGCCTATCGTGGAAGTCTATCTTCTCCTGTGCGATGGCGTGGTGACAGACGTGTTCACCGACAAGGCAATGGCAGAGTATGACTTGCACATCTGTCAACTGGAGGACAAAGAGGAAGGTCTAGCACATGACTGGACATTGCTCACACGACAACTCAACACCTCAACGCTGTGACACCTAGTTGTTCAGTCTGTGGTGAACCATTTTCTATTGCTCGCCAACTACATGGTTATACATTGTGTATGCCATGTGGCGAGTTACACGCGCGTTCTGTGAAACACACAATCGTGCCGATGCCCAAGTCCAACTACATAGTTGTGACTGATCGTTCCTTGTTACTTAACCTTAACTCATCTCATAAAGGGAGTCGTTGAAATGAACTTTGAATTACAACAACCGAACCAAGTGATCTCACTTGCAACATCTGCACTTATTGTCTCAGTAGACGTGAACGTGTGGACTGCGACCAAGCAAGATCGCGCTATCTCTGACGAGGTTACATCTGCTAAGAATGCATCCTCTGAGGCAGGCAAGTTCACCAAGAACTTGCTCGCTAACTCGCCCGACCACAAAGCCCTCCTTAACTATCGGCAAACCGTCTATAACTGGCTTCAGCGTTGCACATACGATTGGGCGGGGTCAATGCGTTTGTTGCCCATGATCAACCTTGAGAAGTTCAAGAAAGAATACGAGGGGCATGAGAAAGCCTTTGATGACTTGTTTGATAAGTTCATTGCGGCATACCCCACGATGGTCAGCGATGCGGCATTCAAGCAAGGCGACATGTTTAATCGTTCAGAGTACCCTGAACCACAAGATTTGCGAAGCCGATTCAAGATCAAGTTGTTCGTGACAAAAGTCCCTGCGAATGACTTCAGGTCTAACATCAGCGAGGCTATCGCTGAAGACTTGATGCGCGGATACGAGAAGCAAGTGGGAGAGATCATCGATACAGTCATGCAAGATGCGAGCGAGAGACTTGTCCTGTTCGCTGAGCGCATCAGCAATGCATGCACAGAGAATACCGCCAACGAGGATGGCAAGGTCAAACGCAAGAAGATTTACGACACAACCATCACACAAGCCAAGGAGTTGTGTGAGACCCTGAAGTCCTTTAACTTAACAAATAACACCGCATTGGAGGATGCTAGAGCTCGACTAGAGAACGCATTGGATGGCGTGACATGCGAGGAGTTGCGTGAGAGTTCGTATGCACGAAGCCAAGTGAAAGAGAGCGTGGATGACTTGTTGTCCAACTTTAAACCATTGAAAGCATTCTTATGACAGATTTAGAAATTGTATTGTTGATTGCTTTTGCAATCATGACAGTCATGTACTGGAGATCAGAGCGCAAGCGCATCTACATCTCTTGTGCATTGGTAGCCGTAGGTTTGAAAGAAGCCTACATCGAGGTCGATGAGGAATCAAAAACCTTTGAGATCAAAAAAGTAAGTCAGTAATCCCTGAAACATTAATTGGAGAAAGCCATGTCGAAAGTAAACTTTTCATTGACCACATCTATCGATGAGACCAAACAACTCATCAAGTCTATCGGTGCAACAAACACAGTCGTTGTTGTCTCTGAGCCTGGGGTTGGCAAATCAACCATCTTAACAATGCTTAAAGCAGAGATGGGTGAGGATGAGTACGACTACATCTATGTGGATTGCCCTGTGAAAGATATGATGGATGTTGCGGCATCTATCCCGAACCATACGAGCAAGACACTTGAGTACTATGTCTCATCGTTGTTCAAGATGGGCAATGGCAAGAAGAAGGTGATCATGCTCGATGAGTTCATGAAGTCACCCAAGCTGATGCAGATCATCTATACAAGACTTATGCTAGAGCGTAGTGTGGGTGATGAGCAACTGCCCGCAGGGAGCATTGTGTTTGCAACAAGTAACAATGCAAGCGATGGTGTGGGTGATGGCATGTTGGCACACGTTGGGAATCGTGTGTGCTTGGTCAGTATGCGTAAGCCTAACCATGATGAGTGGAATACATGGGCGAGTGCGAACGGCATTGCGCGACCCATTCGGGCATGGGCGGCTATGAATACCAAGGCGTTCAAGTCTTACTTGGATCCCGATCAGCAAGACAACCCATATATCTTTAAACCATCATCAACGAGCAAGTCCTTTGTGTCTCCTCGCTCATTGGCTAAGTGTTCTCCAATCGTCGAGAAGCGTAGCGAATACTCAGAGAATACATTGACTGTTGCGTTGGCGGGTACTGCGGGTGAGGCGTTCGCTAAGTCTATCGCGGCATTCATCTCACTTGAGGGTCGCCTGACTAAGTATGAGGACATCATCAAGAGTCCCAAGACTATCAGCGTTCCTGACAATGTAAGCGCATTGGTCATGATGTTGTTCGAGGCAATCGACAAGTTAGATACTCAGGATACCCTGAACAAGTACATGGACTTTGTGAATCGTATTCCCCAAGAAGAAATCCAATCGATCTTTTTCACCATGATGATGCGAGCCAAGCCCAAGTTGGCGCGATACAACCAAGAGATCAACAAGTGGGCGACTGACAATCACCAACTCCTGTGAGGTAGCACATGCTTACAAGAGGCGAGAAGTTTGAGCGAGTGCTACTGCTGTTGGCATTCATCGTTTTACTGTTAGACGTTTATTACTGGAGACCATAATGATTACTGAAGAGCAACGAATCAAGAAGGGGCATATCGCCCTGATGAAACACCCCGAGACTGCATTGTGGGGTGGCGTGATGATGATGGGTTCGACTGAGGTGGTGGATGAGGCGATCACCGCCTATACGGATGGCATCAACAAGAAGTATGGCAGAACATTCTTACAGACTATCTGTCCAACACAACCCGAGGTGAATGGGCTTATCTTGCATGAGAACTTGCACATTGGATTGCGACACCATCTGCACGGAGCAGACATGTTCAAGGAGGATGGTGAGAAGGCTAACAAGGCGGCTGACTATGTGGTCAATGACATGATCACGGAGATCAGCAAGAAGTATCCCGAGTTAGTTCAACTACCCAAGGGTGGACTGTATGACCCGCAGTATCACAACATGAGCATGCGTGAGGTGTACAAATTACTCAAGAGCAAGAAGGGTGGTGGCGGAGGTGGTGGTAAGCCTGACAAGGAAGGCGAGAAGGGTAGTGGTTCAGGGGGTGGTGAATACGAATTCGACAAGCATGACTTTGGCAAGCAAATGACTCAGGAGGAAGCCAAGGAGATGGATGGCAAGATCGACAGAGCAATACGAGAAGGCGCACTCTTAGCGGGTCGCTTGGGTATTGACTTGCCCCGATCTATCAGCGACTTACTTAACCCTGTCATTGATTGGAAGAAAGAGTTGGCTGACTTTGTAACTTCATCATGCAAAGGCAAGGATGAGTACACATGGCGCAAGTTCAATAGGCGACTCATCTCCAACGATATCTATCTACCAACAGTAGAGAATGAAACTATTGGTGAGGTCGTGGTGGCAATCGACACTTCAGGTTCTATTGGACAACAACAACTTGATGAGTTCGCCTCAGAACTGGTCTCTATCTGTGAGGCAGTCTCGCCTGATGCGGTGCGCATTTTGTGGTGGGACACCAAGGTACATGGTGAACAACTCTTTACGGATAACTATGACCAAATCGGTTCGATGTTGAAGCCTTTGGGTGGCGGGGGAACTAGAGTTTCATCTGTGGCTGAATACATAAATAAGAAGAAGATCAATGCTGAATGCGTATTGGTGTTCACCGATGGTTATCTTGAGAGCGATGTGGTGTGGAATATCTCATCACCAACTTTGTGGATGGTAACGGAGAACAAGAATTGGACTCCTCCATCAGGTAAAAAAGTATTTATGGAGAATTGATAATGGCATTCTACGATATACAAAATGTTAGTTACAACGCACTCATTGAGTACGCAAAGACGGCAAAGCCATACAGGGATTCAAATGGCGCATACAACTTAGGCGCAAGGCGATACTCTGACAGGCACTTCAGACTCAGGGGTGATCGCATTGACATTTACTATACCCATCCTGATATGTCCAAGAAGATTGTAGAGAAGGACACATCTTTGGATACATGGAATTACAAGCGACACTTGCTGACGATACATCCTGACAACTCATTCGAGGTAGTTAACTTTTCAGGACAGGGTGACTGTATGTTCATGTCACAAGCGATTCGTGGGTACATCCATCAGGATGGTGGGCGTGGTGGTGTGGTGTATTACACCAATACAAAGATGCATCCAGTATTCAAGGGATTGCGTATCGACATGAAAACAGGAGAGGCAGTTACGCCATATAAGTTTTTTAAGAGAGACATTGACAAGAAGAAAGCCAACGAGACACTCAAAGAGTTTGCAGAGTTTCAAACGATGGCGATGAAGTTCATTGAGCCAATGACCCCGATGGGCATACTGGAGGTGTTTAAAGACTTGTATGAGCAAGAGGGTTGTCTTGACGCACTTGATGAAGGACTGTTTGTTAAATTGGTGCGAGAGAAAAAGTTTGTTGATGCGGCAATCGTATTCTCTATCGCGGGTGAGGGTCATCACTATCACAGTCATCGTCATTTATTGAATACCATATTTAAATCTGACGACACCGAGAATGCAATGCGACAGATCATAAGGTCGTTCGATGGACACTATAAATTAACACTCGACAGAAGAATCAAGGAGGATATGAGAGATATTGTATTAGTGGGTTGTGACAATGCCGCAATCCTAAAAGAGTTACCTATTGGTGAGAAGTTTCCAACATCCAAATGGGGCTACATCATCATCGATCAATGTGACAACCGATTCATTCGTATTTAACTAGGAGAAAGTAATCATGGAAATAGTATCTGTATATGGCGATGCGTGGAAAGCCCATAGACTTCTGTCTAACAACTTACACTTGGAGAAATTTGCGCGGGAGTTCTGCCATGAATTCAACACGCGAGTTAGTTTCGATGGAGATAACTTTCACAACAGAGGTATCACGCTTGAGATGCCCAACGGCATGAGGATTGGCGAACTGAGTGTGAATACAAGTAATGGCAAGCCTGTCTATGTTGCCGACATGCCAAGCATCATCAGCAAAGATAGGTCTAGCAAATGGTCAGGTAATGGCGCAAGGGATTCTGAAAAGCTACCCAATCTGATTCGCACTATCAAGAAGAACAAAGAACAACCCACAGAAGCCAAGGCAATGGAGATGTTCAATAGTGCTATCTATCATGCAATAGCTGAGATAACAAACGAGAGAGCACCGAACATTGGTATTAGTGGGACTCAGGCATTGGATGCACTCAAGGCTATATTGGGTATTGATGACATGTCTGTACATCAGCACATCCCTGACTATCAGAAGATATATGATAACTACATGAAAGCTTCTGAATCTGTCAAAGGCAGTCAAGCAACGGCAGATCGTTTCAAGCTTGGATGTACTATGATATTCATAGAAAACGATAGATACAAAAGCGACTCTGTAAGGGGGTACTATGTGGCAGACTTTGTGACCGGAATGGATTCAAATACTGGCAAGCTTGGGTATCAGTTTCAGTCACCCCTGACACGGTATGCTAGTCTGAAAGAAACTGAGCATGCACCGACTGTCGCAATGATTCGCTCATACATGGAAAGTCAGAATAGATATTTCGATAAAGACAATGAGATTGGTGTTAAATACACAGACCATTACTTTGACGACATGGACTTTGCAGTAGGGCATTCAAACAACAAACTTGTAGTACTGTTGCCCAAGCATGCTCCATGATATCAATAGTGAACTAACACCTGTCGCTCATAGAACTCTTAGCGGAAGCAGTAGGGTAGCTATGTGGGTCAGAGACAATGAATACGCAGTTGTGGTAGCGAAGAACCATGTAAGAATATTCGATGAGGATACCTTGCCTGATCAGATCAAAGCTTTAATATCAATGATTCACGCATTCCCTCCTAATATACTGGAGGAGTGGGAGTCTGATAATACGACTGTGTATATCAATCATCAAGACCTAAGACTAGATGATATAGGTTGGCAAGTAACCAAGAACCTATACATACTTGTCTTGGACAATCAATTTGTCAAGAGTCTATATGGACATAAGGAGTAACTGATATGGCTGATACGCCCGAGAAGAAGGTAAAGAAGAAGGTAATTGAAACGCTCAAGAAGATGGGCGCATACCACGCTATGCCTGTCGCCTCGGGGTTTGGTCATTCAGGCATCCCTGACATTCTATGTTGTTACAAGGGACACTTTGTAGGCATCGAATGCAAAGCCAATGGTGGTAAGCCAACGGCTTTGCAACTTCATAATTTAAATTCTATCGAGATCGCGGGAGGCTTAGCATTGATCATCGATGAAAACAACGTACATCATTTACAACTTTTAATGGATGGATTTATCAAATGAACACCAACAAGAAACTGGTCTCTATACCCGCGCAGAAACTACAAAAGCCTGTGCGCCCAAGCTTGCTAGACCCAAGATTTATTTACGTTCCCGCCAATCTAACCAATGTACAAGATACATGGCGTAAGTTTGGGTGGACACCCCCAAGTGAGAAACGTCAATGAAAGCCGTACTTGAATTTGAATACCCCGAAGATGAAAATAAACTTCAACATGCAATGCATGCAACAGAATACTACGAGGCACTATGCGAAATAGACAACATACTAGCCATGCCGTACACGAAAGCGGAAGCCTACATGAAGATCAAGAAAGTGGTGTTGGATGTACTGGAGTAGTTTGGCCTTTCCCCAACCAACCGCCCGACCATGAACCCCTATACAAATTACCTTTCAACCCCGAAAACTATGAGGATGCACCTGTATGACTAATGAAGAATCTAAACCATTTGAAATCAAAGATAGCGTTACTGTGGAAGGTATCACTGATGAATACGTTTGGTATCACGCCAAGCTTTTGTCAGACAAGATGAGCGCATGGGATAACGATTTTCAGAAGCTTGTCAAAGTAATGGAGTCTCGCCATAAAGAGCACTTAGAGATGGTGCAAACCGCACTTCATGAGAACCGAATACTAAGGCTAAAGTTGCAACTTAAGGAGAAGGATGATGGCAAAACTGAGTGAAACAACTGCAAGAACAACTATAGGCATGATGCGTTCAATGGCAAGTCACAAGCCAATCAGTCCATTTCATTTAATGGCGGCTGACCAAATGGAAAAACTACTAGAAGAAGTATTGAAATACCGAAAGGAGAAAAATAATGGATGACGATGATATTCAAGACTACATCAACCCAACAGAAGAGCGTAATAAAGTCTTAGAAGAGGTAGCGCGAGAGTTTGATGCGATGAAGTCTCTTGGCGATACTGCCGCGAGCTTTGCCGCTTTTGTTAGGGGGATGAAGAAATGACACAAGATGAAATCCTAGATGCACTGTACAAGGTAATCCAAGAGAACAAGCACTACACAACGTGGACTGTATCAACTCCGCACTTGGTGGCATTGGTCAACTTAGCCATTGAGCAAGAGCGTGAGGCGTGTGCAAAGGTGTGTGATGAGATTGCGACAGAGGATGGGTGGGAGGGTGGTTACGCATATCGTTGCGTTGAAGCCATCCGAGCAAGGGGACAAGCATGACTAAAGCCGAAGGAGAAAGTATGAAACCAACACCCGGCCCGTGGAGGGCAGTAGGCGGGGCAATACGCCCCGAAAGCGCAAAAGGCTACACAGGTGGCTACGCCCCAATACTCGCAGCGCACCATGACAAGCGACTGCCTGATAACCGTGAGGCGAACGCAAAGTTAGCTGCTGCTGCACCTGAGTTACTTGAATCACTGCAATGGCTGATGCGGCAAGTGCCAGAGCCAAGCCTGCCCGGAGACTACACAACTGGGTATCTGGCTGCAAAGGCAGCAATACACAAAGCTACCGGAAGTTTTAAATGAACAGAGATGAAATTATTAAACTGATTGAAGGCAATGGGCTGACCTTGCATGGAGACATCGAGCATTTTGCCGCCCTTGTTGAAGCAGCAGAGCGTGAGGCGTGTGCAAAAGTTGCTGAAACGCCTATTGGAGAATATGAAGTGGTTGTGGCTTGCGGGACTGAACCAACACCGCATCGCATCCCTCAATATGCAAATTGGCAAGATATTGCCAAAGCCATCCGAGCAAGGGGACAAGCATGACCATTTTTGTTAGCGTTGCATCCTACTGTGACAGACTACTTGAACAAACCATACGAGACATGCTTGCAAAGGCTAGCCGCCCAAGTGAGTTGAGGTTTGGAATAGTAGAACAAAACTTTGCGGAAAGGCGACTCAAGTTTGACGATATCAAATCCCAAGTAAGGTATGTTGGGATAGATGTACGCGATACGAGAGGTGCTTGTTGGGCGCGTTCCCTTGCCATGTCACTCTACTCAGGTGAGGCGTGGTTTATGCAGATCGACTCTCACATGGTATTTGATCAGGGGTGGGATGACACACTACTCATAGCGGCAGCACGTTGCTCACAGATGTCGCCTAAGTTTGTTATATCCAATTACCCACACCCATTCAAGATGGTTGACGATGTTCCTGTACCTGAGAGAACTACCGATGGGATTCTGTATAACTATGTCAACGATGACTTTGAGTTTAAAGAAGAGAACACGATCATTCTTTTTACCGCTTCATCTCGCACAAGTGATGTACCCCTGAAAGGCTTTCACATGGCGGCAGGTTTTATCTTCACTCATGGGCGGTTTGTATACGAAGTGCCTTACGACCCGCACTTGTACTTTGAGGGCGAGGAGCAGACTCTCTCGGTGCGTGCGTGGACACATGGATGGGATATTTATCACACCACGGATGTGCCTATCTATCACTTGTATAGCACAGGAGATGTAGCTACAACACACCGAGAGGTTCATTGGTCTCCCAACTCCGACAAGGAAAGAAACCAACGATGGTGGGAACTAGACAACAAGTCTAAGGCGAGGATGACCGCACTCCTACAGCACAACGCTGACCTTGGCATCTATGGTCTAGGCAAGGCGAGGACATTGGCTGAGTATGCAAACTTCTCAGGCATTGACTACCGCAGTAAAACAATCGCGCCCCACGCAAGAAGAAAAGGAAATCCATGAACGGATTTGTTAAACAACAACTAGATATAGGTAGTAAGCAACCATTACACGGCTACAAGTTATGTGGCAAGTGTGAAGTAGCAAAGCCCCCTGAAGGTGGCATACACATGTCGCCATCCAAGTGGGTGTGTGCTATGTGTTGGACTAACCGAACAACATCAAGGAACCTGAAACATGCCAAGACCTAAACCGCCCGAGCCACTAATCGGCAGGCAAGTACGAATGTCAGATAGACAATGGATTGTTCTTAATCATCTTGGAGGTGCTGAATGGTTAAGAAAGTTATTAGATAAGAAAGACCCATTCCCTAAACAATATTATGAAAGGATAAAAAATATTTCAGAAAACCACTTGACAAATAAAAACTAAGCCTTACTATACCAATCCCTAACCTTAATTAAGAAAGTCTATATGACAAAACGCAAACTTACTCTCACCGAAAAAGCACGTCGTTACTATGAGAAGTTCCCTGACGCTAAACATGCCGAGGTCGCCTCTGCAACAGGCATTGATATCAAACACTTGTACGTGATCAAGAACAAGCTTAAGGCAACTGGGCGCTTACCAACTACCCCGGCGGTTCCCTTAACTACCTTCACCACGGATAAAAGTTTTAAGGCATTGTTGGAAGAGGTTCGCATTAAACCTACCGATAAGATTCGCATGGAAGCCCCCGAGCGTATGACAGTTTCAGCTACCCCTGACTCTGTAAATCATCCCACGCACTACACGACAGGTGGCATCGAGACCATCGACTTCATTGAAGCGAAGAAGCTGAACTACAACCTTGGCAATGTGATTAAGTATCTTACGAGAGCCGACTACAAAGGTAACAAGCTAGAAGACTTACGCAAAGCACAATGGTATCTGACACGCGAAATCAACTCAACTAAGTAATCAATGAGCCTTATCACCATTGACTTTGAGACTTACTACACTAGCAAAGACCTAGGCTTCAGAACTCAGACCACGGAGGAGTACATCAGAGACTCGCGGTTTGAAGTTATTGGGGTTGCAGTACAGGTTGACGCTGGTGAGCCAGTATGGTTCTCGGGAGACCGCGAAGCAACACGCAAGTGGCTGAAGCAATTCGACTGGAAGAATAGCATGATGCTTGCCCACAACACGTTGTTTGATGGCGCGATCTTGAAGTGGCACTTTGGTATCACTCCAATGGTTTACTTAGACACGCTATGTATGGCGAGAGCTATACATGGTGTGGAGGTCGGTGGTTCTCTGGCCAAGCTCGCACTCCGATATGGAATAGGTGAGAAAGGTACAGAGGTCACTGCCGCTATCGACAAGACACGTTCGGACTTTACTCCCGAGGACTTAGCGCAATACGGAGAGTATTGCCGTAACGATGTCACGTTGACTTACCAACTGTTCAATAATATGTCTAAAGGTTTCCCGATGGAGGAACTCAAACTAATAGACATGACCTTGCGCATGTTCACTCACCCCATGCTTTATGTGGATGAAGAAACACTTCAGCAACGCCTTGACGATCTACGCAAAGAGCAGAGCGAATTACTCTCATCGCTGATGGAGAAGCTTGAATGCACGACTGAGGAGGAGGTGCGTAAGCAACTCTCTAGCAATCAGAAGTTTGCCAAGGTGCTAGAAGGATTCGGTGTGACTGTGCCACTCAAGAATAGTCCTACGACTGGCAAAGAAGTACCCGCACTAGCCAAGAAGGATGAAGGCTTCATTGCGTTAACTGAGAATGAAGATACTTTTATCCAACACCTGTGCGCAGTACGTCTCGGCACGAAGTCAACCCTAGAAGAAAAGCGTATCCAACGCTTCATCGACATAGGCAAGCGCAACAGAGGAATGATTCCTGTCCCCCTGAAATACTATGGCGCACATACTGGCAGATGGTCGGGGTCAGACAAGATTAACTTTCAGAACTTGCCAAGCCGTGATGTAAAAAAGAAAGCCTTGAAGAAGGGAATCATCCCGCCCGAGGGCTATCTAGTAATTAACTCTGACTCATCGCAGATCGAGGCTCGCGTGCTTGCGTGGCTTGCGGGACAAGATGACGTGGTTAAACAATTCGCAGATGGTGAAGATGTGTACTCTGTGTTTGCATCCAGTATCTACGAGCGCCCCATATCTAAGAAAGATCCAACTGAAAGGTTTGTGGGTAAGACTTGCATATTGGGATTGGGCTACGGCACTGGAGCGTTGAAGTTACAACACACGCTATCTACCTCGCAGCCAGTCAGCGTTAAGCTTGATGAGGATGAGTGTAAACGTATCGTGGGTGTGTACCGAGAGAAGAATGACAAGATCATTGACCTATGGCATGAAGCTGATCAACTGCTTGAGGACATGATGAACAACAAGTTTGATAAGCCACTATCGTTCGGTCAACATGGTTGTGTGTTCTACGACGCGGAAGGCATCATATTGCCTAATAACTTGCGCATCCGATACCCAAATCTACGAAGAGCAGAGAAGGATGGTAAGTCGCAGATCGTCTATGACTCACGCAGAGGCGAGATATCCATTTGGGGTGGTGGAGTTGTAGAGAACATTGTTCAAGCGTTGGCGCGAATAATCGTGGGTACTCAGATGGTTGAGATCAATGATAAGTATCGCGTGGCATTGACTGTGCATGATGCCGCAGTCGTGGTTGTAGAAGAAGACAAGGTTGACATAGCCCTAGAGGTCATAACTGGTCTCATGTTCAAACCGCCAACATGGGCGAGTGGGCTACCTGTCGCATGTGAAGCAAAAGCGGGAGCAACTTATGGAGATTGCTGATGACTAAATTCGATAAACTTGCTGTGACTAAAACTAAAAGTACACAGAACCCTGAAAATTTAAAAATTATTTCGTTTGGGCGTATTGCGGCTAATACAAAGTACGAATCCCTGAGAAAAGGTTTAGAAGACCCAAGAATAAAAGAGGGCCTCAGACTCATAATGGGTGAAGTATGCGATTTTGTGAAGGAAAAGGAGTGGGTTGGTTTGGAAGGCGCGGGAGAAGAAGTGGTCAATGCTATTCTTAAGTATCCCAAGATAGCAATTGAACGAGACTATGAAACCCCACCTGATTTTGAAAATGTATTTATTGAAGAAGGCAAGATCAAATTACCGTTTCCCAAGATTGTTGTTATTACAGGGCAGTACGAAACCGAAGAGCGTGTTTATTCGTACATGGATGAATACGGTAGCATCATAAATAGACTTGCTTTTTTCGTTGTTACGCAACAAGAAAACGCAATAACAGTACATACACTTTTAGCTGAAGCTATTGATAAGCCCCTGCATATAGCCACGACTGGCGTGGAAATTTATTTAGATGGAGAGACACAAGTACTTTCAGTAGCAAGTCAAACCCATATCACTCAAACAAAGTGGATTCCAAAACTTGGAAGCATAATATACAACGTGCTAAGAGCTATCTATATGATGACTTACCACACAGGCGAAGTCTATATGTCTATACCTACCCCAAGAGATATAGAAGTCAACGAAAAGAAGATGCGCAAGGGCAAGAAACCCTTAATTGAATTCCGCTTGATCTCAGTCACCGCACAGAAAAGAGATCTACCAAGCATACCTCAAGGGACACACGCCTCTCCACGGCAGCACTGGAGAAGAGGTCACTGGAGAACATATAAATCTGGAATACGTTCATGGGTCGAGCCCATGCTTGTTGGCGACGAGAAGAATGGCAAGATCGTCAAAGACTACGTTATCGGACACTATGACGAAGATAAAAGAAATGGTACGATGAGGGCTTCAAAAACTCCTAGTCAAAGTCAGTATCATGCACCCATCTGAAATTAAATGGTCGTACTCCGGTCTCAAGGATTACGCGAATTGCCCCAAACAGTACCAAGAAGTTAAAGTACTAAAAAGGTTTACAAAGTTTCCTACCAAAGAGATGCGGTACGGTACAGAGGTTCACTCTGCACTGGAAGACTATGTTAAGGATGGTACTCCGCTTGTCAAGAATTACGCGCACTTTAGTAAACAGTTAGACCCATTGCGTGATATGGAAGGGGACAAGTACCCCGAGCATCGCATGGCGCTTACTTATGACAAAGTACCTTGCACATTTGGCGCAAAGGATTATTGGGTTCGTGGTATCGCTGACTTGCTAGTTGTCAATGATGATCAAGGTTTCATCGTGGACTACAAGACCGGAAGCAACAAGTACCCTGACCCAAAACAGTTACAGTTGATGGCACTCATGGCGTTTGCCCATTTCCCTCAGTTGGAGCATATTAAGGCAGGTCTATTGTTTGTAGCCCACGAACACTTTGTGACCTCCGACTATGAGCGCCCTAAGATAGATAGTTATTGGGAAGACTTTACTTGGAATCTTGAACGGTTGCATAATTCGTTTGAGACAGATACATGGCAAGCCAACCCCACACCCCTGTGTGGATGGTGTCCAGTTAATACATGCGAGTACCACAAAGGAAGGTAACATGCCCTACGTTAATAAACCTAGACCCTATGCCAAAGAATACCAACAGCAGAAAGCTAGAGGTGAACATGAGCGTAGGATGGAGCGTCAGCGCGGTCGTCGTTCAATCGACAAGACAGGCGAAGATACTAATGGAAACGGTAAGGCAGATCGCAGAGAAGGCAAGGATGTAGCCCACGTTCGCGCCTTAGACAAGGGCGGCTCAAACAAGAATGGTTTGCGCATCCAAAGCGCGGCAAAGAATCGTTCATTCAAGCGTGACTCTCAAGGAAACTTAGTCTCCGAAGTTAGTAAACGTGAGAAGCGTAAGTGAAAACACCTACGATATTTTTTAAAAAGTAACTTGACAATTAAGATTAAGACTCCATAATAGAGATGTGTCGTAAGGCGTGAGTGGACACAGAGGCGTGCTTTGCAGATTGCTGGCCTCGTAACCGCGTCAATTAGTCGGTGGGGCTTTCTCTCCTAGAGTTAACACTTTCACCCACGACAGGACTAATCGTCTAGGACACGCAGACGTTAAAGAGAGGTGGGGCAGGTGGAATCCCTGCACCTAACAAGTTGAAAGATAGTATGGATATAGTTGACGACATTGCATTGCGTTTGTATTGCTCACATGACATGGCTGATCAGATCACCAAGTACATTGACAAGAGCGAGATAGTAAGTACGACAGGCAACCATGTACAGGTGCTTGTTTATTGGGGAATCCAAGAGGTTCAAACACTCACACGCTTGCTAGATGTATCCCATAAGATTCCATCCCCCATCGAGAAACACTACGGTTGGCCCGGGATGTTCCAACCGTTTGACCACCAAAGAGATACTTCTAGGTTTCTCACACTTCATAGACGGGCGTTCTGCTTCAACGAGGCAGGTACAGGCAAAACTTCTGCGGCAATCTGGGCGGCTGACTATCTCATGAACCAAGGTTTAATTAAGAGAGTCTTGGTCGTCTGCCCGCTTTCTATTATGCAAAGCGCATGGCAAGCCGATCTCTTTAAGACAGCAATGCACCGCACATGCGCGATAGCCCACGGCTCAAAGCGTAGGAGAGTCATTCAAGCAGATTACGACTTTGTAATCATCAACTACGATGGTGTCAATGCTGAGCGCGAAGCAATCGAGAACGAGGACTTTGACCTGATCATCATTGACGAGGCGAATGCTTACAAGAACCCAAGCACTGTGCGTTGGAAAACTCTTGCCAAGATCATCAAGCCCTCTACCTATCTGTGGATGATGACAGGCACACCCGCATCTCAATCTCCCGAGGACGCATTTGGCTTAGCCAAGTTAGTCAACCCATCCAATGTTCCCAAGTACAAGACTGCTTGGAAAGACATGGTGATGGTTCAGGCATCTAGGTTTAAGTGGCATCCCAAGCCAACTGCTCGCGATACAGTATTCAAGGCGTTGCAACCCGCAATCCGCTATGAGAAAGACCAATGCCTAGACTTGCCTGATGTGATGTATCAGACACGCGAAGTACCTTTGACGGGACAAGCGTCAGCATACTATAAGGAACTCGTTAAAGAGATGCAGATTCAGGCGGCTGGCGAGACAATCAGCACAGTAAATGCTGCGGCATCATTGACCAAACTGCTTCAGTTATCAGGTGGCGCAGTATATACAGACGACCACAACATTATCGAGTTCGATGTATCTCCGCGATTGCAGGTTCTCAAAGAGGTGATGGATGAAGCCCTGCACAAGGTCATCGTATTCATTCCTTACAAGCACACCATCAAGTTAGTGCAAGACTCACTGACCAAGGAAGGTGTGTCCACAGAGATTATTTCAGGCGATGTCTCAGCCAACGAACGGTCGGCAATATTTAATCGTTTCCAAACAACAAATGATCCACAAGTGCTGTTAATTCAGCCACAATCTGCATCTCACGGTGTCACACTCACTGCCGCGAGTATCGTAGTTTTTTGGTCGCCTGTAATGTCCGTTGAGACTTACCTACAGTGCATTGCGCGGATTGATCGCGTGGGTCAAAAGAACAAGATGACAGTAATACACCTCCAAGGGTCTGAGGTGGAAAGGCGTATGTACAAGATGCTTCAGGGCAAAGTGGACATGCACGAAAAATTGGTAGACCTGTATCGTGAAGAAATCAAAGGAGAGAAAAGTGAATGACACCGAAGAGCTAGTATCAGATTACCTTGAGATTCGCAGACTACGCGAGTCATTAAAGGCGACCTACGAGTCTCAAGATGAAGAACTGAAAGATGCTATGGAATCAATTAAAGAAGCACTTTTGGCAATTTGCAATGAGAACAACCAAAACGGATTCAAGACACACAGTGGCACAGTTACACGCCAAGTCAAAGACCGTTTCTTTTGCACTGATTGGGACAACTTTAAAAAGTTCATTGAGTTGGAAGGCTCGATTGATCTGCTTGAACGTCGCATCCATCAGCGCAACTTCAAAGAATTTATGTCTGAGAGAGTGGGCGATGGCCTACCCCCCGGAGTAAATGCATTGCGTGAATACGATATTGTTGTACGCAAAGCTTCATCAACCAGTGAAACATTAGTTTAAGGAAATTCAAAATGAGTAACGAACTCGCAACCATTCTCGGCACATCTGATTTAGTTGGCCTCGGCCTTGACGAAGACACACTTGCAGTAGCAGGTGGTGCAACCAAAGGCAATAAGCGTATCTCTATTGAGGGACGTGTATTCCGCAAGATCGTTGGCGGTAAAGAGCAGAGTGTCAATACAGACAACTCTATGAATGTAGTGATCGTAAAGATGGCGCATGAGGCATCGCGCACATACTACAACCAATCCTACAAGAAGGGCGTTAAGTTGTCCCCTGCTTGCTGGTCTAACGACTCCAAAGTTCCTGACGCAGAGGTTACATCTCCATGCGCGGCAACTTGCGCTGAGTGTCCTCAGTCAGTCAAGGGTTCAGGTCAAGGCGGTACAGGTTCCGCTTGCCGTTTGTCATGGCGCATTGCTGTGGTATTGCCTAATGATCCATCAGGCGATGTGTATCAGTTGGTGCTACCGGCAACTAGCGCATTTGGTAAAGAAGAAGGCGGTAAATGGCCTTTCAGACCATACATTCAAATGTTGGCTAACAACAATGTATCGGCAGGTCGCATCGTGACCAAAATGCAGTTTGACATCAACTCACCTGTGCCTCGTCTGTTGTTTGCTCCAGTGAGTGCCGTACCGGAAGACGTACGTGATGTGATTGCACGTCAAGGCAAGACCCCTGCGGCAGAGAACGCTATCCGCTTGACAGTCTACAAGACTGATGGTGGTAGTGAAGCTGAAGCACCTGCCCAAGCTGAAATAGCAGAGCCAGTCAAGCGCGAAACAACTCGCAAAGCATCTCCTGAGACTGCCGAAGATGTGAGTGACATTGTTAAAAAGTGGGCGAAGAAGTAAATGGTCAGAACGTATAGCCCCAAACTTGTTGATCTTGTAAACGAAGACAACGGCAAGTACAACCTTGGCATCGATTTGGCGAAGCATTGCATCGCGGCAGGGTTGAATGCATCTTATGTTGCAGAAGTACTTGAGACTTCACGCATGACTGTACATGCGTGGTTCAGGGGCGGGGCTATACGGCCTAACACTCGTACCAAAATTGAAGTCTTTATTGACATCTTAGAGGAGGATACAAGACGCGGATTGTTGCCTGTCAACAGTCTTGCGCAAGCGAAGGCTTATGCAGAGGACATTCTAGGTCGTCCTTTGAAAAGCAGTTCGCTTAAAGAGTCGGACTAACTGTCCTTATTGTTACGGGCGGAGCCGGACTCCGCCCTTTTTGTCTCTGCGATCATGAACAAACAATTTTACGAGAAAGTATTGCCAACGCAGGGCAACATCTGTGTGGTGGGAATGAAAGACGGAGTAGTCCGTCCCAAGTTTACTGAAGACCTAGATGAAGCCCTAGAATATATACAACAGTTTGATGCCGATGACTTCAATACATTTTTTGGAGTCGGTACATTTGAAGGGTATCAACGCAAGGCCAATGCATGTATCTTCATGCGAGCATTCTTTGTTGACCTTGACTGTGGTGAAAACAAACCATTCCCAACGTGGGAAGGCGCACTGATCAGACTGCATCAGTTTGTAGAAGAAAAGCGATTACCACCCCCTGTAATTGTAAATTCCGGACGTGGCGTACACGCTTACTGGCCTTTCACTGATGAAGTACCAACGGATATTTGGAAGCCCTATGCGGAGAAATTCAAACAACTATGTATAGATAGTGGCTTTCCAATAGATGAGGCAGTTACAGCTGATGCCGCACGCATACTGCGGGCCCCTGGGAGTAGGAATCTAAAAGGAGAACCATTACCTTGTGAAGTTATACAAGACGCAGATGCAAATCCATTTGAATTGTTTACTGAATTACTTGGAGAAGTTGAGGAGAAGTTTGATCTATCAAAAGTTGCCAAGGGACTTGATGAAGACACCCAAGCAATCTACGACAAATTGAATGGCAACTTTGAATATGACTTTGGAATCATTGCGTACAAGAGCGTAATAGAAGGGACTGGCTGTGCTCAACTCAAACAAATCCTCACCACGAATGGTTGTCCAGAGCCGTTGTGGTACGCTGGAATATCTGTCGCCTCTCGGTGTAGAGATGCTGATTCAGCAATCCATGACATGTCCAACCATGATGACAGGTACGACTGGCAGAACGTCGAGAACAAACGCGCCCAATCTATCTCAAGCGCAAAGTGGGCGCACAGTTGCGATGCCTTTGAAAGAGAAAACAGAGGGGGGTGTGATGGATGTCCTCATAGATCAGTCCTCGGTAAGCGGGGGCCTATTGAGCTTGGTCGAGTCCTCAAATCCGTTGAGGCCGTTGTTGAAGAACCAGCAGTTGCCGGACAAGCCGAAGATGAAGCGCAACCAATACGGCTCGAAACGAATACCCAAAAATATGTAGCGTTCCCTGACTTCCTGTACCCATACTCTCGCGGAGCTAATGGTGGTGTGTACTTCACGCCTCCTCCACGTTCTACTAAGAAAGGCATGGTGCAAGACCCTGATGAGTTGCTACTGCATTTCACGATGTACCCAGTCCAGCGCCTTAAGAGCCCCCATGATGGCGAATGTTTGCTTATACGAGTTGAGCTACCGCATGATGGCTCAAACGAATTCCTACTACCACTGCGCTCTGTGGCTGCCACTGACAAACTCAAAGAGGCATTAGCAAACAACAGTGTAACTTTTGAACCCGCGCAAGCACCGCGCATTGCAAGCTACTTGATGAAGTGGTCAACGTTTCTAACTAATACAAAAAGGGCAGACATAATGAGAGTGCAACAAGGGTGGACATCCGAGACACATGAATCGTTTGTGCTTGGCACAAATGAGTACATGAACGATGGAGAGATTCGTTACTGCCCACCGTCGCCAATCTCAAAGAATGTCGTACGCAATATCAAGGAAGGTGGGACGCTTGAGGGGTGGAAAGCTTCTATGAAACTCTTCAATGATCCCGGCTATGAGTGGCATGCGTTCGCGGTTCTCTGTGGATTTGCTAGTCCACTGATTGAGTTTACCAACATCAATGGCGTAATATTTTCCCTGTATGGAAAATCAGGCTACGGTAAAACAGGTGCGCTATACGGTGCGCTGAGCATTTGGGGACACCCTGAAAACCTGTCAATCTTTGATGCTACTCAGAATGCGTTGATCAATCGTATGGTGACTTGCAAGAACATTCTGTATGGACTAGATGAGCAGTCAAACACAGATGGCAAAGTGGTATCTCATGTTGCCTATAACATTTCATCAGGACAACCCAAACTGCGGATGATGTCATCAGCCAACCAAGAGCGCGAAGCAACCTATGTAACCAAACTGATTGCAATTATCACAACCAATACAAAGCTTCGTGAGTTGATGTCTACATTCAAGGGTGATACGAATGCAGAAGAGATGCGTATCCTTGAGCCAACCATTCACAAACCTATGGTTCCCGGGTATGAGCTAACGGATGAACGTGGCTTGTTAATGTTTGAATCATTAAAAACCCATCACGGTCACGCCGGGCCGCTGTACATACCAGAGTTGTTTAAGATAGGTGTACCTGAACTGCGTAAACGCCTCAAGACAGAATACCTGTCTGTTGGTGAGCAGTATTCAAAGAACGCAGAGTATCGTTTCCTATCTAATCTAATTAGTACAACACGCATTGCAGGGAAGATCACCAACAATATGGGTCTGACTGAGTTTGACCTTGACCGCATCTTTACAGTTGTAGGCGAAGGCTTCATCCGGTTGATCGATGGCAGGGCAGAGGACGATGAGTCCAAAGCAGAGAGCGTACTCGGTGACTTCATCAACAAAAACATTCAGAATGCATTGGTATTCCGTAACGGTAAGCATGTCATGGAGCCTCGCAATGCGCTGAGCATTACTGCCGATGTGGATGAGGGTGTGATTTGGTTGTCTACCAGCGCAGTCAAAGAATATCTACGTCAGAATAAACTTAGCCCAACTTGGTTTGAAGGTGAGCTTGAGCGTAGAGGCATCTTGAAAGAGAAATCACGCAAGCAGATGGCGGCAGGATGGAAAGCGGCATTTGGTTCTACCAACGTGCAAGCCTACAAAGTTGTAATGGACATCAGTCAGATATTCAAAGATGACGAAGACACCACCGCCACCACAACCACCGAATGAGCCTGAATGGTTATTCCCCTTTCACTCCTTGCGAGTGGGGGATAGCTTCTTTGTGCCTACGATGCGCCCTGCGTACATGCTTTTCATAATAGACACTACCTCCAAAAAGGCGGGTGTTAGAGTGAAAACATTTGTAACAACCAAGGACGGTGTCCTTGGTGTACGGGCATGGCGCATGCGTTAGGGCTTGATGTCAAACATCTCAAACGCATCGATCATGTGACGCTTCTCAAAGTTCTGCATCTGCACAATGTTCTTTAGCGCATCGTTACGGTCTTTGGGAGAAAGATCAGGCATCTTACGGATAGCGTTGGCTTCTTCCCGATACTCTTTCAAGCGACCGTTGACACCTTCGTTGTACATCTTGACAAGATACTCGTCCATTGGGTTAGCTTCAACATACTTTTGATATTGTTCTGGATTGGACTCAAACATTTTGAGTTTACGTTCCATATCTTTGATTTGCTTTTCAATAGCGGAAAATTGTTTAGCGTCGTAGTTTGAAGCAGACCCAAAGAAACTATCAAACAAAATTGTATCTGTCTTTGGATTAAACGCTTTTTCTCCAGCCGCAAGCAATGATAGATTCATGCCTGTCTGCGCAAGTCGCATCGGCCCGTCAGCATAGTTATTGGCAAAGAAGTACAACGTATTAGGACTCCAGTCTATAGCACCATTTGTAACATCTGCAAGAGTACGGGCGGCTGACTTATACAACTCAGGAATGTTATCGCCACCTGTGTACGCATCACCCACGCGCGTCTGGCGGTTGTTGTAAATCTCACGACCCAAAGCATCGATGTTCATCTGCCATTCAAACAGAGGACGAGCCGCAGATGGCAGCGCAGAGTCCATCAACCATGCGGGGAAGTTATCAAACATGTTGATACGCGAGACTGGCAACGGCAAGAATGAATCCATCATCACAGACAATGTATTGCTAAAGCCTTCTTTAATAGATGCTTGTCCAGTAGCCATAGCAGCAATCTGTGCGCCACTAGCCGCAAATGCGCCCAAACCAAAGCCCCAAGGAATTTGAATTGGAGTTTCTAAGCCGGGAATATGGAATCGCGCATAACGCGCCCAACGGTTAATGTCGTCAGTCTTAGTGCGGTTGCGACCCATATCATCATCGTCTGACAGTGCCATAGACAGCAAGTACATGCCAACACCAAAACCAGCTAGACTTAATGTCATAGCTTGCGCGGCTTTGCGTTGCTTCTCATGATTCTTACGGAATTCAGCAACTGCCTTTGCATCCTTGCGTACTTCAGGCGGCAAGTCCATGACTGCTTCGTCGGTACTGCGAATCATTGGCCCTAATGTTTCAATAGCGCGTACTGCACCTGTAGCGGCGGGTCTAAAGAACATAAACATTGCGCCAGCGCCCCGTCCCCACTCACCAACTTGCTCAAAGTTTGCAAGGTTTTTTACATACGCAGCCGCACGAGTTCTAGCGGCTTCATCAGACAGCTTGTCTTCACGTAGTAGTTTGTTGCGGGTAATGCGGTAAGCAGCAGTACGGCTAGACAATTCAAACATGTCGGCATACACATCAAAGAAACCATTCATAGCAGCCAATGCCTTTTTAGGCTTACTTGAATTTAGATCTTTTTGCAAATTCTGGAACGTGCCTTTAGCAGACAAGCCTTGCAGATAGGACACCATGCCGCCTTCTTTAATGTACTCCATTACATCTTGGGAGAAGCCTGATTTATCTTTAGCAACAAACGCATTAAGTTCAGCCATCTTGCCAGAGTTATACAGACTAGCAATCTTCCATGTCTTATACATACCACCGTTCACAACTTGCGATGTAACAGCGCCAATGTATTGCGCAGCAGTTGATGCATTCATGTCTGTACCAATCGTAAATGCATTGGTCAACATATCACGGAAGTAGTTCATTGGCGCAAACGCCACGTTATAGCGTGTATGGAATTGACCCACAGTGCTAGTAACAGTGTTGAGCATGTCAATCAAAGGATTGGTTTGCTGGTATGCGCGACGGATGGCATTGCGCTCAGCTTCGCTATACACCTGCAACACATCAATGCTGCCGTTCTCGTTGTAATGGAAGATGGTTGTTTTACCAGCCAACTCACCCAAATCAATTTTGTTGCGGTCAGCAAACTCAATCGGCTTGCCATTTAAACCTTTAACTTCATTGACTGAACCCATCAACAACTTCTGGTCAATTGCATTTTTAATTGCCAGCGTCAAGTCTTTGCGCCCAGCACGCATTGCAGCGCGTGTAGCATCGCTCATGATCTGCGTTAATGAATTGTCTGACCATGATTCACGGCCTTCAAACTCACTTTGGAAGTCTTGCAGTTTTTCTGCAAAGCGCTTGTCAGTTTTAAGAATATCAAAGTCAAGCATTCCGTCTTGACTACCTGATATTTCTTTACCCTTGAATGGGATGTAATGATCCCAGCCGTAGAAATCTACGACGCTTTGCACAGGCTTAGACCAATAGTTAGCCTTCTTGTTTAGCTCGGCTGTCACATCGTTCATGGCTTTCATTGCAGTAATTACTGCCTCAGCCTTTTTGTTGCCATCAAACTTGTCACGAATAGCTTTTGCTTCATCAGGATACAGATTACCAATCACGTTGTAGTCTGAGCCATTCATGTCAGTAGTTTTATAACCAGCGGGGCTAAAACCTGAAGCTTCTTTATATTGCGCCACAACTGCATCTAACTCTTGACGCAAACGTTTGACTTCTTTCTTGGTCAACTTACCAGACTCAACTGCATTAAGCACATCTTGACGGAAGTCAGCAGGATTTATTGTTTGCCCGTTAAATTGCACATCTGAGTTTTTCAAAGGCACATTGCGCAAGAATTTAATTGCGCGACGCTCTGGCTCATGCAGCGCCATGAAGTATGTATGCAACTGCTTTAGCGCCAAATTAGAATCAACCTTGGCGGCTTTTGCGTATTCACCAATAGCTTGCTGCAATTCAGTAGCTGGTGTATTGACCATCGTCAGATACAAATCTTTAGCACGCGCCGCAGACAATGTGATCTGTGTATAGATGTTGTTTAGATCAGGGCCAGCATCAATTGTTTTCTTTGCGCGTTGCAATGCATCTTCCCATACTTTAATGGGGTAACGGCTATTTGCAAAGATGGTGGCAAGTCTACGCACACCAGCAGTGCTGGTCATAAAGTCACGAACTTTGCTTGTGCCTTTTTCATCAGGCAGTTTTTGCTCTGCAATGATTTCGTCAGGCGAACGTTGCGTAGTTTTCTTTGGCGCTTTTTGCGTAATAGGTTTACCAGCCGCACCTTTTGCCCCAGCATATAACTCTGAACCAATAGCTTCTTTACCAGCAAGTTTTTCAATACCACCTGTAGGCGCTTCAAATATCTGGCTAATCGCATCTGCCGCCTCAAGCAGCAAATTGCCTTTATAGCCGGGCTGCGTCAAAATAAGACTCTTCAAATTGGAGACACCGCGCTCCATAACCAGCTCACTAACGAGTGGGGTTAGTACGGCATCTTTGCGTTCTTCTTCTGATAAACCTTCAAGTCCTACGCTACGTTGTCGAGTAAATCTGACTGGCGCATTTTTAGGCGCTTTGGTGTACGTACCAGTGCGAACAGTGCGTTTGCTTGCTTCATCGTAGTAATCAACAGGAACTAAAAGCCTTTGAGATTTAGGCTTTGGCGTAAACAATTGATACATGAATGCCAAGTTTCCTGTGAAATATTTCCACAGGTTGTCAAACATAAAGTCATATCCCTTTATGTTAAATGCGCGTTCATCTTGCACCGCTTGCGCTTGCTCTGCGCTTTTTTCTGTAACAGTAGCAAGTCTTGGTATTTGTTTACTTGCTAAATCATTTTGGAAATCCAAGTCGGTCATAGCGTAGGCTATAAACTCATACAGATTATCAAACGCATTGGGGTATTTTTTACCCAATAATTTTTGTGCAGCAGATGCAATTGTTTGAATGTTTTCAATTGCCTTTACAACGTTTGGAGGCAGTTTAGTTTTGTCCGTAAAGAATTGATGGACAAGTTTGACTGTTGCAGCGTGAGTAAGCTCGTGAAGAATTGTGGCTTCATCAAGTCCTTTGGGGCCTACATACAACGTATTGGTGTTGGCATCGTACTTGGCAATATTAGCCAAAGTCATGTTTTCATCAAACACAACATTTACACGGAAGTTTTCAATGCTATTAAGAGAACTAGCCAACAACCGAAAAATTTGACGGGTAAATATATTGCGTTCTTTGCTTGGACTCTTTATGCCTTTAGACTCATCAGAAGATAAATAGTTAAGTACAGTTTTGATGTCACCATTAAATAAGGCTTCTACAATATTTTTAGGAAGTACGGCTCCTTTGCCTGATGGCTGACTAGCGCGAGCTCTTTCCGCAGCCGCAAGCATCTCTTGTTTTGCGCGGCTTTCTGCTTCTTGCAATCTTTCACGAGACTGTTCTTCTAACTTTTCTTTTTGAACTTGTTTCTTTACGGCACGAAACGCCACGTCTTGTTCAAGGACAGTATCGGTTTGGTTAAGACTTGCAAAGAGTCTACGGCTTTCGTCTGACAAACTATTCCATCCGGGGAATGTATACGCCATACCTGTCTTAGACCCAAAACCACCACGTTCACGCTCGTAACTTTTCTGCGCACGAATTTGATCCGTTGCTTCAGTTCGTTGATACTCTGGCGCGGCACGGCTTTCGGAACGTTTATCAGACAAATGCTCAGCCAATACTTTGACTGCTTTGTCGTGTTCTACTTGGTTGTTCTGCTGAATGTTGTCACGGAAATAAACGCGACGATCATCATCACTCAGTTCTTTATAGGCAGGGAGTTTGTCATCTTCAGTTGCCTCACCTGCTTTGATCTGTTCATCAACACGTTGGTTGTATTCTTGGCGCGTTTCTTCGTACAAGTCACGTTGCTCTTGAGGTGGAAAGTACCCTTGCGCTTCTTTAATATCCTGCCCTGCAATTGCCTGCGTACTCATAGCGCCAAGCGGCTTGCCTTCACGTTCTTTTTCAAACGCAACAGCACTGCGCAAGCGTTTACCAAATTCTTGTTGTGACTCACCATCGCGTTGCGCTAATCCGTATTTTTTACCAAGCGCCTCAATCTGATTATCTTTTGCAATCTGTGCTTGGGTACGACGCGCAGAACCAGTTGACGGAAGACCATCATCTCCAAAGAGATTATTAAGCAAGTCTTCGTCTTGCTGTGCAGCAGTCTTTACAACGGGGGCTGCGGGTGGTTTTTGTCCTTGCGCTTCTGCTTGCTTGGTTTGAGTGGTTTGAGTGCCAACGTCTGCTCCTGTGGGTTTTACAACTTGTGTTTCTGCTGGTGGTGTTATTGCAGTCTGCTGTCCTGCTGCTCCCGTATCAAGCCCTCCAGCATCTTGTCCAGTACTATCCACTCCGCCTCGTTCAGGTGCTCCAACTCCTTCGGCGGGGGGTACATTATTACTTGGTGGTACAGATACTCCAGAGCCATCTCCACCTGTTCCTTGGTCAGATTTTGCAACATACGTTTCTCCAGCCTCAATCCTTTTGGCAAGCGCTTCCCGCATTGATGTAAGTTCAGCAGCAAGTTGTTCATTGGCTTTGATTTGATTTTTGGGGTTTTGATTTAACGCCTGTTTACCTTCAATTTCTTTTTGACGGTTATCGTACTTTTGCTGCTGTGCAGCAATAATCTGCTCAAGCTCATCTAGTGAGCCTTTGGGCGCAGTAATAGTCACACCCTCTGGCGCTTTGTATTCAGGAGGTGGACGTTTGCCAGTGGCAAGTAACTCCTCGAGCGTGCGTTCTTTTTCTTCTTCAGGAGCCGCAGTGGGCGCAGGTGTTACAACAGGTTCTTGTTGTTGATCAACAGGTACTTCAGGCGTAGCACCACCACGTCCACCAATAGCTCCAGCTACACCGCCCAGACCCACTGCACCAAGTGCCGCTTGACCAGCAGTTGCGCCCAGTCCTTGTGTAAGGCTTTGCTCTGGTTTGACTTCGCGCAAGGCAAGGTTCTGTGTAAATCTGCCGCCTGTTTCTTCCAGTATCTCGCTTGGCAGTTCTTTGACCGCACCCGTAGCCGCACCCGTGATGATGCCTTTGCCTGTTGTCCCACCGGCCAACACTCGCTCCAAGGCTTGACCCCCGGGTAAATACCTATTGGCAATAAGAGACAGAGCCGCGCCCGATACGCCAGAAGCCCTTGCCAGATTGATAGCGGCTTGTCCGGCTTGTTCAGGAGTTGCACCCTTGCTTACAAGTTCTTTGACCACTTCATCGTAAGTGCCAGCGCCAATGTCTGCGCCTTGTTGCACTGCGCCTGTACCAACTGCGGCAGTAGTACCTGCACGAATAGCCTCGCGCTGTGCCACTTTCTCTGCGGCTTCTTTAGAGATTTGTCTAGTAGCTGCTTTTGCCAATACGTTGCCGGATGTAGCTGCGGCAGTAGCACCGCCTGTTAAAGCGGCAGGGATTATCTGTGGTAATTGTTCTGCAAGGAATGTAGACAACAAAGCAGGATCAGAAACAGTCTGACCAATAGCAGTCTTAAACGCTTGAAACTGACCTTGTTTTTCAGCGTTCTGCATAGCCACATCGCGTGCGGCTTCACGGGCAAGCAAGCCTTTGGACTTGAGTCCTTTAGCATATTCTTCAAGTTCTTGCCCAGCGCCCAAAGCACCTGTCTTAGAAAAGTCTCCAGTGGCTAGGCCATACAGTTGACCGGGCAACTGAACAAGAGAGCCAATACCGCCAAGACCTGCCGCACCTATGTCAGTAAAGGCTTCACCAAAAGTACGTTCTTTAGATGCAACAGGTTCTTTAGGTGCTTTTGAATGGGTAAAGTTAGCCCACTGCCAAGCAGTGTTGGAATCCGGCGCATCTACTTCATAGGTTTTGTTTCCAACATCAACTTGATATGTAGGCATGTTATGGCTTCTTCACTTCTCTAACGGCTCCGGGTGGTGGCGCACTAGCTGGCAATGTACTGATTCCACCGCCCCCAAGAATGTTTGTAGCCAAAGTTGCTTGTTGGGTTTTTAAATCAGCTAGATCACTTTTTAGTTTACCAACTTTTTCCGCGTCCTTTGGTGTCCCATCTGGATTTGTATTGTATTTAATAGCTTGATCAAGTCCAGCAATACGCGCTTCTAATTTTTTGTATGGATCAGAATTGCTCAACTTTATTTTGTTTGCAGTATCCATGCTTGCAAGAGTTGACGCAAGTTTTTGAGCCGCCATATCTGCTTTTACGCTGGCAATTTCAAGCTTGGCATCGACGTTTGCCATACCAACTTCACGTTGCACATCTTGACCACGCATCTGTACTTGCGCATTTAATGTATCGCCAAGTATCTTCTGGGCAACCTGCAAGTTAACGCCCATTTCTTTCATAATGAAAGTAAGCATTTCTTGTTTAGTCTTCTTCTCTGCTGCCTCTGCCGTGCGAATACTATTGGCTGTACCCACACGACGCGCTTCAGCAGTGCTTTGAATGTCTGTCAATAATTTGTTTTGCGAATTTGCAAATCGTTCATCTTCTAACAAAGCGGCTGCTTTACTAGCAATGTCACGCTCCATCACTTGACTCCAGTTTGCGCCGGGACGTGAATAGGTAGCAAGTTGCGCCATAAAGTCGCGTTGTCCACGACCAGCTTCAATCTTGGCCTGACGCGCTTTGTTGTCTTCATACATCTGCTGTTGTTGTTTTTCAAACGTGCCGATGCCAAGAGTCTTTTGCAAATCAAGTTCGTCTTTAATTTTTTGTTCGCGTGTTGTGCCTTCTGAGGCTTTACGCACATCTGCAATTGCGGAATTAAACGCGGCCTGTTGTGGCATGTTTTGCATTGCGGCAAGCGTAGCGGCAATACCTGTAGGCGGGCCACTGGGGGCAGCAGGGGCAGGGGGAGGTTTAGGTTTACCCGTAGCAATACCTGTATTTACAGCAGGTGGTGGCGCAACATTTCTATTAGGCTGCAAAGCAGGATTCATATTCTGCACTGCTGGAGGGTTAGCCGCTAAACGCGCAAGCTTTTGACTTTCTGGGTCAGCAGCAATAACCGCTTGCTGCGCTTGTTGTTGTGCCGCTTCTCTGCTGGTTGGCTGGCGCAACATATCTGTAAAAGGAGTCGGGCTAAAACGGAACTTACCGCCAACTTGACCATCAGTCTGTGTATTGACGTTTTCTCCTGTTAAAGCACTGCCTATACGGTTTAAAAAACCTTCCGTGCCACCAGCCGCATCAGCTAGTAAATTATAGCCAGCAGCTACAGGTAACTGAACAATATCTCCTACAGCAGCAAGCGGCTCTAACAACGCTCTGCGATCAGCTTCTCTTTGTCTTGCCTTTGCTTCTTCCTCATCTTTGACCAACTGTTTCTTTTCTTTTTCTGGATTGGCAAAAGTAACAATGCCACCGGGGGCAAAGTTAAACATCTCAGAGTCCATAGGCGCACTCGCTATACCGTAGTCTGGTTCAGCTTGCGCTTGAGGTTGCGTAATGCCTTCAGGAACTGGTATACGCGATTGGCTTGCTTGCTGTTGCATTTGCTCCGCAGCTTGGCGTTGCTGGGCAGACTGTAATGCAGCAATCCCTGCGGCCTGTTGAATCTTGTCCGAGATCGTGCCTTGAGGCGAATTTTCTTGTGCTTGTTGCGCTTGTGAACCAGCTTGATTTTGCAAAGCTTTAGTCAGTTGCTCCAAGCGGCTTTCAACTAGAAAGCGAACAAACGGAGAACCGGGGTTACGCGAAAGGCCAGTCAGATACTCAATAGACTGCGCATTGACTGGCAAATCTTTTAAAGAATCTAATTGCTTTTGGTAGTCAATTTGACCGGGTTGAATCATGATCTGTCCTTAACCTTTAGGAATAACGCCAAGATTTTGCAGCATCTGATAAACAGTTGACATACCACCCACTGCTTGTTGTGCGCCAGTCTGAGATTGCGGAACATTGGACACAGTAGAAATTGGCAAACCTTGAAGCATTGACTGCAAGAACTGTACTTTCTTCATTGGGTCATCACGTTGCGCCAAGAACTCGTTGTAATCAGCAGTAATACCTTCTTGCTCAATACCACGTTGCTGTGCGCCAGCCGTACCCATCAGGTCAGCCAGAGTCTTAGCTTGGCCTTGCTCAGTGTTGAACTGTTGCATAGCTTTATCAAAAGCATTAGCGTAGCCCGTACCAATAGCTTGGTTCTGTTGTTGCAACAAATTGCGATTAGCTTCCGACTCCATAATCGCTTGGCGACCACCACCATAACCACCAGCTTGAGTCATCTTAGCCATTCCGGGTTGCAAATTTAATTGTGATTGGCGACGCAACTCTTCCAACTGAGGTTGGAGAACAGACTGCAAATACGGATTCATGTACTGAGAAGCTACACCTAATGGAGCAGTAGTAGATTGACCTCCGCCCGTACCTGTTGCGCCAGTGCCAGAAGCGTTTGTCATACCCATCGGAGGAGCACCAGCGCCCATGCCAATAGGTTGGTTGGCAAATGTATTAGGAGCCATTCCGGGTGGTTGATACGCGCTAGAAGAACTAAATGATTGTCCTAACTGACCGGGAAAATTTAATCCACCAAGTCCTTGGAACATTTTGTTCTGTAGGCCAGACTCACCAGCTGTCATCGGGCCTTGATAAGTTTGATATGGGGTATTAGAAAGCGCTTGAGCTTTACCCATCATGTCCGTTACATACCCACCTGCCCAGTCGGACAGCGTAGACATATTGGCAGACCCCGCCATCGGAGAGCCAGAAGAACCCGGTGTTGCCGTTGTTGATGTTGTTGTCATACGTACCCCTTACTTAGGAAGATATTTGTCTGCCTTAGTGTTGGCAGCGACATTTTTAATTGATTTCTTACGGGCCCCTTGGATACGATCCATCATGGCATATAACTTTTTGGCTCCAGCTTCTGTAGAACCATTGCCAATCTCAGACACTATACGTGCAGGAATCACAAACTCTCCGTCAGCCAAACGTGCTGGCTGCTTGCCACCAATAGTAGCAGGAATAGAGTCGGAAACACCATCACCGGGGCCTTTGAGTAAACGCCCACCATCTGAATAACCACCCAAAGTAGAAACACCACCGGAGGCCATCATGCCACCAGCCGCCGCAGTGACTGTAGGCGCAGCAGTTACAGCAGGAGTTGTAGCTGGAGCCGCTGTTGCCACAGGCGTATATTTCATATCCGTAAAATACGTAATCCCACCGGAACCGGGACGACGTGGCGCAGTACCAGCCGGAGCCGCAGAAACAGCAGGAGTAGTTGCCGTAGCAGGAACGGCTTCCCTAGCTGGCACATTTACAGTTTGTGGGATGGGATTCATTGTGCGGGTAGCAGTGTAATTTGGGATACCGCCTTGATAACCTTTGTACACACCTTGACCAGTTTGGCCAAGCCCGCCACCAAGTGCGTTTATCAAACTGTATAAACCAGCAACACCAGCAAGCTGCCCTGCTTTGCCTTGTTCGCCTGTGCCAGATAGTAGTTTGGTAATTAAAGCTATTGGATTTGAAGAGCCAGTATCAGCGCCTGTAATTTGTTTGTATAAATCATCATTACTAAGGTAGTTATTACCAAAGTCTGAAGTAACAGAACCGGGATTAACACCAATGTTTGTTAAAAAATTGCTATACCAATCACTGTCACCAGTAAAATAATCATCCATGTTAACCCCTCAAAATTTTAATTAAGTCTTCAAAAGACGTATTTTCGCCCATGAGCTTATCGGCAACATCTAGGGCTGTATTTTGCTTGCTTTTTGCTTCTTCGGCAAGCTGTTCTATCTCTGCGCCGGGTTTAACGACACTCAGTGGTTTGTACTCTTCTTCAACCAAGTCACCTTCTTTGGTAATTTTTTGCTTTTTAGAAGTAAAGTCCTTGCCGTAATAGAACACATTGGCAAGTTGTGGGATGCCAGCAGCGGCAAGTGCCTGTTGCACCTGCGGGAAGTTTAAGCCTAAGTTTTGTCCACTTGCCTTGGTTGTTGCAGGCGTAGCAGTGGTTGTTACAACTACTTTAGTCGTAGTAGGCACGGGGGTAGTTGTAGGCGGTATTGTTGTCGTCGGGCCAACCGTTGTTGTAGGCGGTATTGTTGTAGGCGGTATCGTTGTGGGTGGCGCAGTTGTAGGCGGTACGGTTGTGGGTGGTGCAGTTGTAGGCGGTACGGTTGTAGGCGGTACGGTTGTTGTAGGTTTAACTGTTGTAGGCGGTACGGTTGTTGTAGGTTTAACTGTTGTTGTAGGTGGCGCAAGAGTAGTCTCAGGAGCCAACGTGGTTTTGGGAGCCAATGTAGTCTCAGGCTTAAGCGTAGTCTCAGGAGCCAAAGTTGTCTTGGGAGCTAACGTTGTCTCAGGCTTAAGAGTAGTCTCAGGAGCAAGCGTTGTCTTGGGTGCTAACGTAGTTTCAGGCTTGAGAGTAGTCTCAGGAGCAAGCGTCGTCTTGGGAGCCAGTGTAGTCTCAGGCTTAAGAGTAGTCTCAGGAGCCAAAGTTGTTTTAGGAGCAAGCGTAGTCTCAGGTTTAAGCGTTGTCTCAGGGGCAAGCGTAGTCTTGGGAGCCAACGTAGTCTCAGGTTTAAGGGTCGTCTTAGGAGCCAATGTTGTAGCTGGCTCAAGGGTCGTCTTAGGAGCCAATGTTGTAGCTGGCTCAAGGGTTGTCTCAGGAGAAAGCGTTGTCTTGGGAGCAAGTGTAGTAGCTGGCTCGAGCGTTGTTACAGGCTCAAGGGTTGTTACAGGTTTAAGCGTTGTGCCGGGAGCCTGAGTTGTTGCAGGTGCAAGAGTAGTAGCTGGCTCAAGCGTTGTTTCAGGAGCAAGCGTCGTCTCGGGAGCAAGCGTCGTCTTGGGCGCTAACGTGGTCTCAGGAGCCAAAGTTGTTGCAGGGGCAAGAGTAGTAACAGGTCTAAGCGTTGTTTTAGGCGCAAGAGTAGTGGCTGGAGACTGCGTTGTTGCAGGTGCAAGCGTTGTCTTAGGCGCAAGCGTAGTAGCCGGATACGTATCAGGCTTTAACGGGTCAAAATTAGGATCATCTATTGGATCAGGCCAAGTGGTTGGATCATCAATAGTAAAAGGCTTGGTTGTTACAGACGGCGCTAAAGTTGTAGCAGGAGCCTGTGTTGTAGCTGGAGCCGCAGTAGTTGCGGGATAAGTAGACGGCTTTAATGGGTCAAACGCAGGATCATCTATTGGATCAGGCCAAGTAGTTGGATCATCAATAGTAAAAGGTTTAGCTGTTGTTACAGGAGCTGCCGTAGTAGCTGGAGCCGCCGTAGTAGCTGGAGCCGCTGTCGTAACTGGGGGCGCAGTAGTTTCTGGAGGCGCGGTAGTCGCTGGAGCCTGTGTTGTTGTAGGCTTTGTTGGTAAAACGCCGGGTGGTAGTCCGGGAGGCTCAAACCCTATAATTCTGTAATAGTCTCTTAAAGTAACAGGATTCCCAACTTCGTCAGTGTAATAGACTTCATCCAGCGTACTTTGCCAATTCTGGACTTCTTCAGTTGTATCTGTGTAATCTTCGGGTTGCGCAACATATTGTGTTGTTACAGGCGCAAGCGTACTAGTTGGAGCAAGGGTTGTAACGGGCGCAAGAGTTGTAGCAGGAGAAGTCTTTAAATCATCTATTGTGACTAGCCCAGATTCACGCAAACGCTTTAATGTTGCGTCCTCATCTGCATTTAGATTGGGCGAATAAGTACCTAACGAAACAGCAGTGCCCAACACTTTAGCGATAGAGCTACCAGCAGCGGTTAGCACTCTTTCTAATGCGGTAAGTTTTGTAGAATAGTTTGGATCATTAGCCGCAGCTTGCACAAGCCGGAGCAGTGGAGAATTAGTTGCCGCAGTTGCGCCAGCCGCAGGAGCAGCCACAGCCGCCAAGCCAGCAACATCGTAACTATTAAGAATATTTGATGCTTGTGCGGCGTAGTCAGTATTGCCCGCAAACAATGTATTGATATCATTTAAACGTACGGAATTACCTTCTGCATCAAGGCCAACTACAGGATTATTAATGTCGTCGTCAGCAGCAACTGTTACAGATGGTGAAAGAGTTGTAGTAGGGCTTGTTGTAATATTTTTAATTTCTGAATTTACAAGCCCAATAATAGAATTCATCAAAGTCTGGTCAAGTGGCTTGCCAGAAATTACACCTGTAACTGTATTTTTTAAAGCAGATTTTTGAGAAGCGGTCAAGCCAGTCAAATCAAAATTACCCATGATTGCATCAGCAGCGCCAGAGTAACCACCACTTGCAGCGCCCGCTGCGGCTGATGTCAATAAATCTTGCCCAGTAATAATTCCAGTGGTCGCCCCCACTGCCGCGCCTGTAAATGATCTGGCAAGAACTCCAGTTGGGTCAATTCCATTTAGGTACGCAGTAGCGTCCTTCATTGCATCTAAACCGGGTATTTGAGAGCCAATAAACGATGCTGCTGCTCCTTGTATAGCGTTTTCTATATCAGCGCCGCTCAATACGCTTATTGCAAACTGAGCCGCAATTTGTTGAGGTATAGACAAACCACCCGTGGCAACAGCCAAACCAATTTGACCGATTGGGCCAAGGTCTGATAAAAGATTTGCAAGATCGTTAGACGATGCGTACGTTGTATAAAAGATTGGCGTTCCATCAGGAGCAAATTGCACACGATAACCAGTATTACCATCGCCAGCAAACGTGCCGCCAAAAGCATTTCCTGTTTGACGTTCACTGTATGTATTAGGAACGGCTTGGCCTGTTACTTTATTGCCAAAAGTTTTTTGCCCTGTGTCAACTACAGGTTTGCCATCTATTATTTTTACTTTTGATGGATCAACGGCATTGTAGCTTTCACCATTAGATACCCCGTAAAGCGTTTCAATTTTTGCGTCTTTAGGTATTGGCACGTATTGACCGATTGCGTTGCCATCACTGTCAAATTGACCAGTGCTTTGATATACCGCATTTCTAATTTCGCCATCGCCAAGGTCAATTTTGACAACTTGGTTTCCGTTATACGTTTTACCAATTTCTTCAACGGGCGCTAAAAGAGGAACCTCACCAAACTGTTTAATGTCTGTAATGCCAATACTGGCCAAAATCCTTGCCATGTCAGAAGCATTAGCTTGTGGCGTCCCCCATCCCTGACCTTGCCATCTATCCGTCAAGTTTTGCCCAAGAATTTGTTGGGTCAATGTAGCAGTGGCGGCATGTCCAGTATCCGCAAGCACATTACCTGACGTATCAACGATTGTGCCTGTAGCAGTTAAATATGTACCATTATTTAGATTAATTGGCGCTAACGTTGTTACAGGAGCCGCTGTAGTTGTGGGTGCTGGAGTAGTTGTAAGTGTGGCTATGCCAACAGCCGTGGTTGTAGGTGCTGGAGTAGTTGTGACAGTGTTAACACCTAAATAACCTAAAACATACTGTGAGTAACGGTCATTGGGATTTTTGGCAATGTAGTCTTTAACAGAACTTTGAAACGTAGATGCGAAGTCTGCTGGTTTAATTGCGCCAGACTGCAATGCATTTAAAAAATTGTTATAGCCTTCTTGGTCAATTTGATTTGTTGCCCCACCAATGCCAGAGCGCCCAATAGTCGCATACGCATCACGAACCATTTGGTCGTAATTTGAGCCAGTATTTACTGTAGTGGCGGTGGTGGTTACAGGAGTTAAAGTTGTAACTGGAGCAGCCGTAGTTATTACACTAGACGTTGCAATTGGCGCTAACGTTGTTACAGGAGCTAAAGTTGTGACTGGAGCAGCCGTAGTTACAGGAGCTAATGTAGTTGTTGGGTTTTTTTGATATGGAGCAAAGACAGAAGCAATCGCATCTTCGGACAGCCCCATAGCCCTAAATTGCGTGATTAGGTCATTAGTAGCACCTTTTCCGCCAAAAACATCATAAATACTTTCGTAATCAAAAGCCGATGTGACTACAGGGGCAGACGTGACTACCGGAGCCGCTGTGACAGTAGCTGTAGTAACAAAAGGAGCAGATGTTGCAGCAGGGAGAGAAGCAATCCCCGAAGTATCTGGCCCAAACTGTTGCGCAAAATAATCAGTTGTTGGTGCGGGGGCGGCTGCTTGATACCTAGATTCAATATTTGTTAAATCAGTCCCTGTGGCCCGCGCAACGTCAGCGGGTGACACTTTAAACTGATCCATTGTGGCAGCAATAGTAGCGTCGTCTGCGCCTTCATTCTGCACAAACCAGTTAAATATGTCTTGATCTGAAATTGCCATTATCCGACTTTCCAATTTGTTCCGTCAGAATACACAGGCACAGCTACTGCCCCGCCAGTCACAACGGTTGCCCCAAATGTTGGGCCTAATGCATCTGTTACAAAAGCTCTTGCGCCCTTGCCTGAAGTAACTGCGCTAGGTAGTGTAGCTACAGTGTAGTTAGTCAAAGGAGGTACTGCGCCAGAAGCCGTCAACTGCGTAGTTAACGCATCAATCCTGTTGAAGTACAAACGCAAGATGTTGAGCATCTGGTCAAAATATATACGGTCGTACTCGTTCGGAGGTAACGGCAGGTTAGGTGCGGCTACCTTGTTTAAATCAAAATCAGTAGTAACGATAAAGCTCATCGTCTGCCGTCCGGTCTGATGTCAATACGGGTAGCACCCAACTGCCATGTTGTTCCAAGGTTGTCCGAGCTAACCTTCAAGATTAACTGCCTGCCCCGCACGCGGGTATTGATCTGCCCTGTAAAGCCTTCAGTCACTGTGTACTGAGCACCGGTTAACTTGTCCACATCCTTGTTTACCGCAGTGCCCGTGCCAGAGCCTGAGTTCTGCATGGGATACAAAGTGTACGTAACTTGCGGAGTTGGCGAAGCATCTGACCCTGAGAAAGTCAAGTCAGGCAACATTCTCCAAACAAAACCAAATCTGTCGCCATCATCAATGTCAAATTCTGTGGATGAGATGTAAGCCTCAATGCCTGCGGGCGTACCCGTTTCGTTGTTGTCTAAGCCGTACTCTTGATCAACCAAGTTGTAGTTGTACGTAGCGGCAATCGGGAAGTCGCGCAGGCCAGAATCAAGCCAAGCTGTTCGCTCCATAGTGCCGTAGTACCAGATTTTTTCAAGGTAGTTGTACACTACATAACGATTAGCCACCAAGCTACCAGCCGCGCAATAGAACCACCAGACCTCATTAAAGCCCTCGTTGGTACTGGCAAACACTTGTTGGTTTTGTTGGAGGTTAATGTCTTGGTAAACGTACCGGCGAAGATCGCAAGGTAAAGTCTGTAAACGACCATCGTATAGATAAAACTTATCCACGCCCATCCAGTACACCACACCAGAAGCTTGAGTTGCTGCGTTCTGACCAAGGATGGAGATGTTGTCACCCATCAACTGGCTAGACCAAACTACAGGTGGGCCAATGTACTGTAAAGAATAGATGGCAGAATCAGTCCACACCAAAATCTCTTGCCGGGTTTGAACAGCAGTTACGATGCTAGAGCCGTGCGACAAAGTGACACTACCAGCTTGATTGGTTGCGGAGGGTGTCCAGTTAACCACAGATTCCTGATCCGACCAGCGAATTAACATGGGGTTTTGTACTGTAGAAGCGTAATCATTACAGCCAAACGCAAACACAAAGCGACTTACATCAGATACAAAAACAAAGTTTTGAATGATTGGGCAGTCTGATGCACCTGCCAGACTAACAATATTTACACCATTTGGCATGATGTAGTGGTCACCAGACTGCGTTCCTGTCGTGGTAATAGCCGCGCCGCCGACAGTCAAAGCTAAGTTAAAGGTATTGCCGCTAGCGTTAATGACGTAGTAAATGGTTCCGGGAGACAAGCCAGTCGGCAGGGCAGCGGGATACCCACTATTTGTAAAGATGACTGGAGAGCCATTGGGCAAACTATAAGCAGCCGTAACTACCGCAGGAGAAGCTATGGTAATTGAAGCCAAAGCAGGGTTTACGCCATAGCCAGCATCCCAGTAATAGATCGGGCCGCCACGGAAACCATACACTAAGTCTTCACCAAAGTTGTTCTGGCTCCATAGACGTAGGGCCGAGGTAGATGTGCCGCCAAAGCCCCAAGTTCCTGCACCCCATGTACCAGCACCCCAACCGGCTAGTGGAATCTCGTATGGATCGCCTACGTTGATTTGATAGATTGCATTAACAGTTGAACCGCCACCAGCCGCTACAGTAGAAGTAGCCGCAGTAGTAGATACAATAGTGTAGGTAT